TGAGCGCGCTGACGCCTTCGTTGTCCATCGCGTATTCGTCCGGCAGGCCCAGAACGCCGCCGCCGTACCCCGACGTCGAAACGGTGCGAATCAGTTCGATTGCAAACGTCGCGACGCTGATGGCTTCGGACGCGCTTCGAAACGACGTCGCGATGCCTTGACCCGGGATGCCCTGCGCGATTCCGCCGAGAGAAATGACCAGCGACTCCGCGTCCCACGGGACTTCCCCCGCGGCGACGTACTGCGCGGTCGGGACGTCGATGCCTTGATTCGCGAGTTCAGCCGCGAACTCGTCAAGATACGCTTTCGCCGCGGTTCCCAACCCGACGAGTTGCACGATTACGCCTCATCGCTCTCAGACGGCTCGCTCGCGTCGCTGTCGTCCGTCGACGACGTGTCATCGTCAACGACTGTCGGGGCGCTCAGGGGCGCCCTGAGGACGTCCTGCGTCGATTCCGACGCGACGTCGACCTCCGCGGGGGCATCAAACGTCTCCCCCGTGTACGTCATCGCGTAGTCGCGCAACGCAGACGCCGACAACGGGTTCCAGAAGTCGCACAGCGCGCGCTTGATGGTCAGGTCGCTCGCGGTGAATTCGCGACGCATCTTGTCGACGAGGGTCGTCGGAACGCCCGCTTCGACGAATCGGCGCTCGGGGAACGCGTACTCAGTCATCGGTCGCCTCCGCACCCTCGCTGTCGGCGGCGACCGATGCCTGAGAATCGAAAGGCTTCCATACGCCCGCCTTGTCCCTAATCGTGCAAATCGAATCGGTGTGAAATTCGTTTTCAGCGCGGAACGGCCATACGTGTTCGCCGCTCGACTTGAGTTGATGACTGCCACAATGACACGTCACGAATGTTTCGGGCGCGGCGACGACGACGGGGTCGACGAGGGAATTCGTTGACCGCACTCGCGGTTTCGGGGCGAAGGGGTCGCTCATGAAATTCTCCTAGTTGTTCGTGACGTTCGATTGACGTCGGTTCGACTGCACATCAGGACTCCACACCTGCGCCTGACGACGCGCCTTCGTCGGGTTCACGGTCATCAACCACGTATCCGCTTCGACGACGCCCGTCATCCCTTTCGAAACCATATCAATCGGCGACACCACTTGCGCGGCGACGCCCTGCCGAGTGAACGATGAGACGCGAGTGGGGTAGCGGCTCGTGTCGCCCAACTTCGGCAGGGCGAACGATTCGGCGAGCGCGATTGCCGCCATGCGACCGCCGATTCCGGGGTCAGCGCCGAACGTGTACGTGATGGAGAACGTGCCGACCTCAGTGTCGGGCAGGTCGGGAATCTGCGACGTCGGCCAACCCCAACGGTCAGTCGGTACGCTCGACGTGGTCGGGCGAAGTCGAACGAGGCGCTGGAATTCGCGCAGTTCGTATTCGTCGGGCGGGATGACGACGCCGTCAATCTTGACCAGTTCAATCGAACGGACAGGGAAATCGCTGAGGATGATTTCGGGCGGGTACGCGGGGCCGTACTGCGACACGACCGGCGCCATTCCCATCGACATCGTCGACGTCGACCCGTAACCGCCGTACGACCGATTGCGTCGCATGAACCCTCGCGAATCAGCGTCGACGGGGCGCGCGACAGGGCGAATGGTCACCGGCCCGCACTGACCCGCGAACTGCTTGCCGCTGAGTCGATACAGAATCTCCGTGGCGCTGAACGCCGCCTCCGCGCAAATCGCTTCGATGAGCGCGTCCGTCAACGTGAACGGGTTGTTCGGCTTCGCGCTTTCGACCTTCGCATGAGCAATCGCCTGTTGCATGTACGCCGAAGATGCGACGTCGTCACCCGAAATCCACGGCGCGCACGCTGACGTACGGGGTGCGCTCATCGCGCTCGCTTAGTACCCAGCCGACAAGGGCGCGTACGACGGCGTCGGCACGACATCAGCGCCGCACACTGCGCGCTGATACGCCTTCGTGCTGTCGAAAGGCCAGTCGCCGTTCGGACCGGAACCGAAGTTCGGGTTCTCGAACGCGTCGCCTTCGTACATGTTGGCGAGGTTCGCGTTCGTGAAGTCGCGAGCCATGACGTGAAGGTTCGCGACCTTCGGCCAGACGTGCCACCAGTACGGATAGTCCGACGCCTGAACGCCGTTGATGATGCGACGTTGCCACATCTCGATTGCGACGCCGTCCGGGTTGCCGACAAGTCCCATCGCTGACAACTGAAACCCGACGTTGTTGCCGGGACCGGCGCTCATGTCCGTCGAATTCGGCAGTCCCGACGGGGTGACGATTCCCGTGTCGAGCAACACGGGCGTAATCCCCGCGGCGGCAATCGACGTCGCCACGTTGACTGAATCGACGGAGACGAGCGTCTGACCCAACGTCGCGGTTTCGTTGACAGTGAAGACCACGGGCGGGACGTTCGTGTCACCGACGATGGTGAATTGCTGACCCGCGTCAATCGCCTTCGTCAACGCGGTGACCGCGACGCTTGTCACAGTGCCGACCGTCGCGCCAGAAGTCGTCTGACCCGTGAAGTTCTGCACGCGACCGATTTCCTGCTGATACCCCGAACCGATGCCGCGCCCGTAGACGACCGCGCCCAGCGCGCCCGAAATGAACGACGGGGCGATGACGTTCGCCGACGTCGACCCAGTCGTCGCGATTGACACCAACGCCGAATTCGCCGTGCGCCCGTAGACGCTGTACCCCGCCTCGGAGTAGTACGACGTCCCCGCGGTGATGCGACCCCCGGTCGACTGCGTCGTCACGACGGGCACGCTCGGCGCGCCCAGCGCGGCGGTCGAATCATTGAAGACGACGCCGCCGGTGAGGACTTGCTCAAGGTCGGGGTCGGGCAACGCGAGGTCAATCGCGGCGGTGAACCACTTGTTGATGTCACCGTGCTTGGCGTAGACCTCAAGGTCACCCGCGGCGTTCTTGATGGCGACTTCGTCGCCCTTTTCGTAGACAGGCGTCAAAGTCGCCTTGATGAGGGTCGACGTCACGAACGAGTTCGAGCCGGGAACCAAATTGCCCGCCGAATCGAGGGGAGTGATTCGCGTGGCGACAGCCCAGACGGATGCCCCGGCGCGAACGGTGTTGGTTGCGGTCATTTCATGCTCCTTGTTACGACGGAAGATTGACGAGAACTGCGAACAGACGGAACCCGTCGAAGTACGCCATCGCGAGCCGTTCGGCGCGGAAGGTGACCGTGTTGGGGTTGGAGTCCTGCCCTCGGTCGAGGGCTTCGGACATCGTGTCGGGGAACACGCGCGCGGTCGGCTGAATTCGCGTCATGACGAGGTCAGTCGCGAACATCCACGCTTCACCGGCGGGCGGCGTCGCGCTCGCCGCTCCGATAGGACCGTTGCCGGAGTACCCGACGCCGGGAACGACGATGTTGTCGAATTCGTCGAGCATGTATTTCCCGACGCGACGAACGTTCAACAGCGACGGCGACGCGCCGGGGACACAGTGAATCATTCCCTGACCGCCGAGTCCCTGTCGAAGACCGTCCTGCAACAGCGAAAGCCCGTTCTGAATGGTCACCGCCGTCCCAAGCGTCGGGTTCAGAATCGTCGCCGCGCCCGCCTTCGTGAGGTACAGATTCGGCGCGCCAGCCGCGCGAGCAATCGCGCCGTCCCAGAATTCGAGTTCAATCGCCGCGGGTGTCGCGAGGTCGTTCTGACGTTGCGCGCGACCCTTGTAGTCGATGGCCTGAAACCCGAACGGCGAACAGGTGTAGTGCGTCACGATTGCGAACGGGTCGCATTCGACAATCGCCTCGTTCGCGGGGGTGAACGGGTCCATGACCGTCGTTCGGTCGTTCGGCGCTCGATTGATTGCCGCGCTCAGATTCTCCGGCGCGTACTGAATGCCTCGCGTCCACAGTTCGTCCTCGCTCGCGTCGAGTTCCAACTCCAAGTCACTCGGCAACGCGTCGACCTGTTTTCCGTTGAGGTCGTACGTCTCTTCAAGCGCGTTCGACGGCGTCACAGAAGAAGCCAGCAACGACAGCACTGGCCCCTTCTGCGGGACGGCGGGAACCGGGACGCGTACGCCGGACGAGGTCGTCGTCATCTGTTAGCAAACCGCCACAGAACCGGACGACCCACCACAGGGGACGAGCGTCGACTGCACCTGCAACGCGCCGCCAGCGAATCCGCGGAACGCGATGCCCTCGAACGTCTCAAGGAACGTCTCGTAGTCGTTGGTGCTGTCCAACGTGGCGTCGCGCACGACGCCGAGGTTGAGCAGACCCGAGTCGAGGAACTGAATCGACCCTTCGATGTAGATGTTCCAGATGAGGCTCGCGGGGTACGACGGCGCGGCGGCGTTCGTGGTGAACCCGCTGAACTGCTGAGTCGGGTACACGTCGCCAGTCGTCGCGTCGGCGGGCAACGCGTCGAGCGTCCAGATGACCTTGATGCCGCGAACAGCGAACTGCGCGTCAATCCATGCGTCGCTGACGCCGAACGGGTCGACCGAACCGGCCGAGTCGTGCGCCAGTTCCTTGACGCGGTCCTCGCGAATGAGCGACTTCGCCCAGTTCGGCATGATGACCGTCAAGAACTGCGAATCGGGCAGACGGTGCGTGTAGCGGAAGTTCGCGCAGATGAGGTCCATCGTCGAGAACAGGTCACGCGATGCGCCGAGGACGTGCGCTGACGTCACGTTCAACAGGCACGCGGCCTGAATCTTCGTGAGCAGATTCGTCTCCGCGATGCGCGCCGCCGCCGCGATTGCGAGGTCGGTGTTCGCCGCGATGGTGTCAGGGTCGAACTGACCCTGCATGTTCCCGAAACCAAGTCGGGTCGGAACCGCGTCGACGTACACAGTCTCCGGCGACGCGCACGCAATCGACAGAACCGGCTTCGTCGCGCCAGCGGGGTTTGCGTCGGTCGCCTCCGTCCAGACGGACGTCGCGCCAGCGAGCGAGGCGACGGTCGGGGGCTGACGGAACGTCAGACCACCGCGCTCGGCCTGATAGGTCGCAAGGCCAGCGCGAAGCGGCCGGTCGGCGGTCGCCCAAGTGTCGAGCGAATAGTCGACGTTGACCGGCAGACACGTTCCGCCGGACGCCACCAACGCCTGAAGGCTGGTGACGGCGTCGAACTTCTTCGCGTTGCCGACGTTGTCGCCCTTCTTGAGACGCCGTTCCTCAGGGTACAGACCCGAGAAGTCGGCGGACGCGACGACCACGCGCCCGTGCGACTGCGTAGGGTGCATCGACTGAAGTTGACGAGTGATGACCTCGGCAAGTTCCCAGCGGTCGGAGAACGCGGTCCCCGCGACCTTGCCGGGCAACGGACCAGCCGCGATGAGCGACGCGCGCTCGGACTGCTCGGTCGTGGGTCGAATCGCCCCGGTGCGGCGCATACTGCGCGGGCCACCGCGCAACTTGCCCGCCGCGACAAGCGCATCGGCTTCGGCATCGGCGTCAGCGCCCGCGTCGCCGCCTTCGGCGTTCCCTTCGGCTCCCTCGTCTTCGGACTTGCCGTCGAGCGAAGCGCGCACGGCGCGCGCGGCCTCCTTGTCGGCTTCGGCCTGCGCGTTGGCGGCTTCGATTTCCTCGGCGCGCGCCATCGTCGTGCTGATTGCCGCGCTCAACTCCTGAAGGATGGCGACGTTCTCCGGCGTGGTCGGCTCGGCGTCGACGCGGTCGAACTCCGCGGCAATCTGACCTTGAAGGTCGTTCAGCGCATCCGCGCTCAGTTCGGCGATGCGCTTCAGCGACTCGCGAATCTTCTCAATCTCGTTCATGTAAATCGGCTCCCGTTAGGTGGTCGTGGTGCGATGCTCTCGCATCAGCAGGAACCGGATTCACCGGCACGCTCGTTCAACAGATTTACCGTTGACTTCGCTGTAGTGATTCGAAGAATAGCCGCCGTCGGACAAATGTCAAGTATCGCGTAAGACGACGTCAAATCGGAGGACGTTGTTTCGCGAATTTCGTTCGCGTTTCGCGCTTCTTCATTTCGAGGCGCATCAAGCGAGCGCGCGCCTTTTCGCCCTCAAGAACGGGGGCGAGTGCAAGACGCAAAGCGTCGTCAACGTTCGACGGCGACAGTTCGACTTCGTCGTCGACTTCGACCAACTTCGTCATTTCGTACGCACCCGCGGCGATGAGCGACTTACGGCGTCCACCGTCAGCGACAACCGCAATCGGGAATCCGGGCTGGTTGACCTGAAGGACAGCGACCAACTCCAAGTTGCCGCCGATTTCGCGCCAGTCTCCCGACGGCGACGCGGAACGAATCTCGCGCAACTGTTCGGGCGTAATGTCGGGGCGCAATGCACCCGATACCCAGATTCCGAAGTCGTCTTCGCCCGCCATGACGTCTGCGAACGCCGTGCCGGTGTTGTCGTAATGCGCCATCGCTGACGACGCGTTGACGTGACGACCAGTCGACGCGTGACCCGTGTGGAACGTCAAGACGCCGACGGTGACGTCGTCGCCCTCCGCGGTGCGCACGCGTTGACCGTCGCGAAGGAAGTGCGCATATGCGTACTTCGATTTGGGCGGCGTAATGCACGCGCCGGGTGAACCCATGTGACAGACGCCCCACGCGGCGATGTGACCGAAGACGCGACCATCGTCGGTGATGGTCAGCGGGCAGGCGTACGAACCGCCGATGCGCTGTTCGCCGCGCCCCGTGAAAATCTCCTTGAGCCGGCCGTCGCCGATGGTGAAGTTCGGGTTCGCGAACCACGACAACGGTGGGTGAACCGGCGCGCCACTCGCGACGAGTTCGTAGCCCTGATTGCAGGGTTCGCATTCGACGCTCGCCATGTAGTGAATCAACTGACCGCCCGACGCGACAATGTCGGGCATCTTCGGCATCGCGTCCGCGACCTGCTGAGGGATGTCGGGCGTCGCGTCGGTCATCTGCGTGGTGATGTACGCGCCGCTGAATGCGGGGAACGGAACAATCGTGCAACCCTGCAAAGTGCCCGCCGTCAGCGTCGACGTGAAAACGGGCCAGTCGAATTCATCCATGCCGCTGACCGTCTCCGACGATTCGTCGACCGCGATGTCCGCGCTGACGCCAACGCGCCCCATCTTCGTGACGAGGTCAGCGAAGTAGTTCCCGTCGTCGTTGTCCAAGAACGCACCGACCGCCGAAAGAATTTGCGTACCGTTCTCGCCGGGAACGCGCTCGATGTTGTCGATGTGACCGCACATGATGGACGGGTCGTTCTGGTCCATCCCGTTCGGGTCGTGTGTCGCGGTCGCCATCCCCATCAACGGAAGCGGGAACGAATTCCACGTCAGCGCGTCGAGCGCAATCGAACGACCATCGCCGGTGTCCTGACCTTCGATGACCATGACCGGGATTCTGAACGGCACGCCGCTTTCGAGAGGCATGATGGTCGGCGCGGGGTTCGACGTCGACGGCGCCATCGGTTGAGACGGTGCGACCGGCGCGGGCATGACCGGCGCGGGCATCACGACGCTCCCGTCAGGCAACGGGGCCATCGCCCCGCCAGTCGCCGGAGGCGTGTCGTCGCCGCCATTGTTGTTCGCCCCGCCACCATCCCCTGAACCATCTGCGTCGTCACCTTCGGGGTCGCTCGGTGTACCGACGTTCGAAATCGTCATCTCGCCACAGTCACAGTTCGGCGCTTGACAGGCGCCGGTGTTCTCGCCGTTCTCCGTGTCTTGGTGCATCGACGCAAGATGCGAACATCCTTCGTTGGCGCATTCGACATCGGGCTTGATGTTCCCGTTCTCGTCGGTCGCCTCAAGGTCGGGCGTCGTGTTCGTCACTGACAGATTGACGTCGCTCGCGTCGCCAGTCCCCGGCGTCGAGCCGTCGCTCTCCTTGTCGTCGTTGTCTTCGTCGGTCGTCTGCTCGTTCTTGAGAGTGTCGATGAGCGTCGCAATTTGCGCAACGGTCGCGTCGACCTTCTTGTCGTTCGGGTCAGTCGCGTCGTCGGGGTCGGACTTCTGAGCGTCTTGCACCTTCTTCAACGCCGCTTCGAGTTCGGCGATTGCCGCGTCGGTCGCGCTGTCCGTCGCGTTCGCGGGTTCCGCGTCGGTCGAATCGTTCGCGGGTTTCGCGGGAGGTGCAGGCGTCTTCGAAGGCGCGTCGACGGGCGGCGTCGCGAGAGCGACCATCGTGTCGCGAAAATTCGCGATGAGTTCACTGCGCGTCTTCGGTGCGGAGAGTTGATACTTCTTCGGCATGTCAACCACCAGTCAATCGGTCAATGAAGTCGTTCGCGTCATTGTCGTGACTGTAGCGCCTCCGTCAGTCAACCGCCATCATCAACCGTTGACGAATTGATTTAACACCCGTCGTACGAATGCCAGGGTTCGAAACCGTCGACGCGCCAGACAAGAACGAACCCCTGCGCTTGTTGATAGGCGGTCGCGTCCCACACGAAGACGTGAAGAACCGGCAAGACGTAGGTGTCCCACACCCCGCCGGGGGAATTGTTCATCTGAAATATGCCGGACTGACCGGGCACGTTGGCGTTGTTGTCGCCGAGATTGGGGTGAGCCTCAGTCGAAGTCGATTCGCGATACATGACGCAGTCAGCGCGAACGCGAACCGCGCGGGGCAACCCGACGAGTGGCGCGTACCACACCGGGTGAGCGCGTCTGTGCGTCGCCGTGAGGCGACCGCGCGAGACTGTCGCGACTGAACGTTTGGTCGTCTTAGGCGACGAACCAGCGTGCGCTGGGGCGATTGCGACGAACGACAGAGCGAAGACGAGTGAAATCACAGTACGAATGCGTGACATGAAAGTCCTTTGAACGGGGGCTAGGCAACTTCGTGACGACAAGATTTCATCGCCTCACCCCCTTTCGCGAGGAATCATGAGTCAAGAACCACGCGTCTTCGATGCGTTCGAAGTGAAAGTGGAAGCCGTTCTGTCGATGACACAATTCGACGGCGTTGTCTGGCGCGTCTTCAATCGCGCGTTGCGAAGACGCCAACGCCTCGTCGTAAGCCGCTCGCCATATTGATTTGCCGCGTTGGTACAAATAGACGAACAACAGACACAGCGCCCCTTCGACAATCGTCAGAACTATCGACCTCGACGTCATCAGATGAAACGCCGCTTCGATTCCGTACGCGATGCTGACTGAACCAGACATGAGATACCAACGACGCCTCATCGTGACGGCGCCTGACTGAAGATGCCGCCACCGTCAATGGGAATCCAACCTTCGTCATACATTGCGTCGATGATGCGGCTGAAGAATCTCATCGCTCGACGCTTCGACGAACGCGTCGCGATGATGCGACGTTCGTGAACGCCTGCTTCGTAAGTCGACCTCGAAATGTTGAATCTGTTCGTAATGAGGTCCGGTCCCTCGACGTCGATTCGCACGACGTCGCCGTCGAGTTCCAACGTGATTGCGGTTCGAAAGTTTTCGCTCATTCGTCGTCACGCTTCGCGAAGAATGAACCGCGTGACGGTGACTTCAGCAAGGTCGCCGAATGCGACAAACGTCGCGATGCCTCCATTGCCGTAATGCCCGTTACGGGGATGTCGTAGAACGTGCGCGATGTCATAAGACGAACAATCGTCGGTTCATCTTTCGGAGTTTCGTCGACGAATGTCTCGAAGACTTCTACGTGACTGCGAGGGTAACCTCGTTCGAATCGAGGTTCGAAGACCAGCCGAATTACTTTCATTTCCGCTCCTTCCAAGTGCTTCGCAACACTTTAGTCGAAAGACGCGATGCGACTATGACTCGGAACGAATCACTTCTTGTCTCGCTCGGCGAGCCATTCTTCATTCTCCTTGCGCGCTTGCGCCGCTTCTTCGTCGCTCATTACTTCGACGTCGTCGGGGTGCCACGTGAATCGGTCGTCATCGTCTTTGTTCGTTGCCATTACACGCCCTTCTTCCCGAGCAGTTTAAGCACATACGTTCCATCAGGGTTGATGCTCAGACATTCGAATCGTGAACCGGGCGGAAGAATGAATTCCTTCTCTCGTGCGAACGAGTTCGTCTGACTGAACGCGTCGTACGCCTTGTTGACGTCAAGACCGACAGTTCCCTTCGGCACTTGAATAATCATCTTCGCGCCTCTGCCAATGTTCGTCTGACCGCTGTACTGCGCGGTCGACGTGAACCCCTTGTCGGTGAAGATTTTGCCGACATTGAGGTCGCTCGGCAAGTACCCGACGCGCTGAACAATCATGTCGCCCGTCGTGGGCGGTTGCTTGAGGATTCCTCGCTTCAGGCTCGCGATGAACGTCTTGACGCTTTCGGGCGATGCGTTCTGTGGTTGCGTGCCAAGACGAAGAAGACCGTTCATGTCGGTGTATCCCGAACCGACGTAGTAGTCGAGGTGAACCTTCTGTCCTTCGCTCAACTTGCTCATCGACGTGACATCAGCGTTAGAGAGTTTCGCTTGTTCGGCGAGCATCGTCTGCGTCGAGAACTGATTGCTGGCGTCGATGTTGATGAGCGTTTGAAGTTTCGATTCTTCCTGAATGTTCAAACCAACTGCCTGCGACTTTGCCTGAAGTTGCTGAATCAACGACGCCTGTTCATTCGGCGACAACTTCATCAACGTGACAGGGTTGTAGCCGAGAGGTACGCCGTTGCCCGCGGCGAGTTCTTTGCCCGCAGTCATTTCGTCTTTGCCTGTCGAATTGACATAATGAGCGAAATCCTTGTACCCGAGATTCTGCGCTTCTTCGTCGAAGTATTGAATCTTCTCTTCACTGAACTTTGAATCCGCTGTCGTGTATGGGGCCTTCGTTGGCTCGACATACTTCGGCCCTTTGATGATGTCTGTTTGCGGAACGTCGGTAATGTCTTTGCCGATGAAGTCGTAGTAGTCATTCGCGCTGTCCCAACCGTGCTTTTGCGCGACGGCGTTGGCGAATGACGAATCGTCGTACGGCTTGAACGTCGGCGTCTTCGCTTGAGCGATGGGCGTCTTCGTCACATACGACGCTTGCGGCGTTGCGAACCCGGTCGGCGTGTTGAACGCGCTCGACGGCCATGTCGACATGTCGACGTTCCCGTCAGCGAGCGCCTGTTGCACGTCGTCGGGCGTGACCCACATCGGCGTGTAGTCGCACATGCAACCGACGTGGTCACCCGGCAAGAAGTATTGATTCGCCGGGAAGTCAGTCGTGTTCGCGAGCGCGTCATCCGTGAACGACGTGAATTCAAGTCCGTCGAGTTCAAGGTGAGGTTCGAACGGCTTCAACGATGGGCCGTGAACCCATTCGTAGTTCGTCTTCGCCGCGCCGCCTTGCGTGAGCAGGTCGCTGACCGTCGCGCCCGTGCCGACCCCACCGACCGGGAACCCCAACGGTATCGCGGCGACTTCCGCGCCAGTCGTTGTCTTGACGATGCCGAGGTCGTTGACGGGTGTACCGCCACTCACTGCGAGCGACGCGCGTACGACGCCAGTCGGAACGAGCGAGTCAGGCGTCAACGCGGCGATGGCGTCGTCAGTCGACATCAACGGGTCTTTCGCGTACGCGAGATTCACGGCGAGCGAATTCATCGAATCAGACAGAACCGCCCAACCCGCCTTCGCGTTGTCGCCGAAGTTCGCGACGTTGTCTGCCGTCTCCTTGTCGCTCAGACCCGCCAACTTTTGCGCAATCGACATCGCTTGTTTCTGTGCGTCGCTCGTCATCTGCATGTATTGGTCGTGTAACTGGTCCCACGAATTGACGGTCACGCCCGCCGCGGTGATGCCCGCCTTCTTCGCTAGTTCCTCGCCGAGCGTCATGAGAACGTGTTCGTTGCGCGTCTGCGCAATCTTCGTTCGCAGTGATTCATTCTTCGCGACCTTGTTGCGCAGGTTCGCACCAACGCGCTCAAGATGCCGCAACATCGCCGCGTTCGCGAGAACGGTCAACTTGATTCGCAGGTCGCGGTCAATCTGCATCAACTGACGCGACAGACGAACCGACTCCGGTGACGGCTTCCACTTCGGGGCGCTCGACGCCGTCAACGCAATCGCGTCGGCGTTCATCAGTCGCTGAAGAATCGACGTCATCGCGTGCGCTTGTTCGGGCGTCAACGCATCGACGATTTCACCGGAACTCAACAGCGTCGGTGGACCTTCTAGCGCGGGCGGTTCGGGCGTCGTCGTCGATGTCGACGAGACGTTGCTGATTGCGCCCGTAGTGTCGCCGGGCACGGTGGGCGATGGCGCCTCAGATGACGCGATGGCGCCCGTCTCGGGGTCGATTCCCGGCAACGCGGGCGGACCAGTCTGCGCGGGGACTGCCAACGTCGGGTCGAGCAGATGCAGAAGCGACATGACGACGTTCGCGGGCCACGTGCGCATCGTGCGAATCATGCGCAGTTCGATTTCGGACGCCGACGGCGCGTCTCCGTCGTCGAAACCGCCAGCGTTGCGATACGCCTCGTCAGAAATTGCGAGCGCGTTGTGCAGTGCGGTCGCGTTGCCCATGCGGTCGGGGTGCGTCACGAGTTCGGTCGGGTCGTACCAGAACATCAGGCGGGGAATCCATTCGGCCGCGACTGCCGCGTCGAGGTCGGGAATCCCTTCGAGGTACGGACGCAAGAACCCCGACGTCCAACAATCCGAAAGAGTGATGACGTGCGGCTCGATGTGGTGACGGAACGTGTTGTCGTCGACCTGCCACGCTGACCAGTGATTCAAGTCCGCGACGCCTTCGATGACTTCCTTCGGCAAATCAAGACCCGTCGCGATGATGCCGACGAGTTCTTCGCGCGTCTTCAGCGCAAGTTCATCGAACGTCGCGCTCAGTTCGACAAGGCGAATCTCCTTCAACGCGTCCGCGGGACCGCGCACGACGATGGGAACAACCGAACTCGCGTCGCCTTCGTTCGCGATGGGCGTCAACATCGCGTTCGCGAGAGAATCCATGACGGGGTCGGCCTGCGGGTCCATGTCGTCGTCGTTGTCGACGCTGATTGACACTTCGTCAGGGAACAGCAACAGACCGCGACCGGCAAGGCGCGAACGACCCGTCGCGCGAATCATTCGGCGAAGAATCAACAGCGATTCGCATTCGTTCAGAATCGCGCGCATCGGCGAATCGGCGAGCAGGCGCCATTCGGGGTCAGGTTGCCACATGCGCGAAATGGTCGTCAGTTCCGGGTCCAACGCAATCAAGCCGAGCATCCCCGTCGCGTCGACCGGCCCTTCGCGCAGTTTCAGTTCGTCGTTCATGACGACGATTTCTGACACACTGCGAACCGACCACGTTTGTCGACCCGTCTGCGAATCCTCCTGACCGAGAAGGAACGCTTCACCGGCAAGCGAAATGTTCGTCGACAACGCGTGATTCAGATTCGCCATCGCGACGCGACCGTTGCCGAGGTCTTGAATCGCGTTCGCGCACGCCGCCAGAATCTCCGCGGGCACATCCTCGACCGGCGTGCCGTCCTCGTTCTTCTGTTTGGCGTAGTCGGTCAGTTCGACTGGCATGTCGCTCATGCCGTTCGCGGGCAGAACGGCGATGAACATTCGCATCCGTGCCGCGCAGTTCGCGAGGTAGTTCACCGCGTAGCGAAGTTCGCCGATGCTGTTGCGATAGACGTATGAATCGAGTTGCCAGTTCTGACGAACGCTTCGTTGACGCTGAACTTCCGCGCGATTGTCGATGTGAACGCGCACCGCCGCCGCGGTGAGAACGCGCACGCGACCATTCCGTGCGATAGTGGTCGACCCCTTTCGACGACGCGTTTCGGTCGCCATTAGAGTCTCCGTTCAATCGCCGCGAGAAACCCGCTGATTGCGCTGAACGAACCGAGATATGCGACGTACTGAAACCACGATGACTGATAACGCGCGAGCGCGACGGTGACGCCGCTGACCCAGATGCTCGAACACCAGTGGCACGACGTCAGTTCGAACAACCACGCCCACAGACGACCGATGCCCGCCCGCGTGACGATGGTCGTGTCGACGACCTTGCCCATGTAGTCGGTCTTTTGCATCGTTCTGAATCCGTGAGCGCGCAACCAATCGCGAATCTTTTGCGTGATGGTGTCTTCGACGACCAGCCGCGTGCCGCGGTAGACCGTCAGCGCATACGCGACGAACAGAATCCACGAATGCGTCATTAACTCCCCTTCACCAACGACGTCAGCACGGCGACGGCAGGCTCCCCTTTGATGTTCCAGTTCGCGCCGCCCGTTTCCATCGCGTATTGAATCACGCATTTCAGATACGAGGAATAGAGAACGTTATTTATCGGGTCCATGCCCGAGAGCGAGACGAGCAGGTCTTGGTACCACTGCGCCTGAGACAGGGGACCAGAGCCATCTGTCGTCTCGAAGCCACATTCGGTAATCCACAATGACTTCGTGTCCCCCGCCGTGAGTCGAGCCTTCTGGAAGTTCGCCACGCCTTGCCAGTATGGCACGCCGTAAGCCCCCACGGCGGCGGGCGCGATATTGAAGGAGTAGGTCGGGCCGGGGGTGTAGCCGTGTACCCCGCCAACGTCGTAGTAATCGAACCAGTTAGCAAGAGCCGCGTAGCAATCGTTCAGGTAAATGATTCCCTGCCCCCCGTTGATGAGAGAGAAGTTCTCCATCGCCGAAGCGTGGACCACGCACGTCGGGTCAGCGGCCTTCATAGCCGGATATGCCAACTGAAAGGCCTGAGTCAAGAGCGCCGGGGGTATCCCCCACGCCGCGCCGTCGGGTTCATTGAACAGTTCCCAGTGAAGTCCCTGAAGACCCGGTTGAGCGACAATCCAAGCCATCGCGGAGGCGAACTGCGCCGGAGTGGTCGGAGGACCGCTCGTCCATGTCGAGGTGAGTCCGGGGTTCGCATTCACGGTCACGACGAAGAGGTGGTTCATCCCATATGACTTCGTGGCGGCGGCGCTGGCGGCGGCGGCGGTCGCGGTGGATTGTAGGTAGGTCCCGGCCACAGTTTCGAAACCGGTGATACCACCTGACTTGACGAAATTCCAGGGCAGTTCATCGCGATTCCATTTCATGCCGATACTTTGGGCGACGGCAAGACCCGCGGTGTCTATCCCGTAATCGGTGCCGTCAATGTTAGAACCGAGGTCGAACGGGAGTGGCTTAGTGAACGCCTTTCCGCCGAGCATTAGGCCCCTTCGATGGTGATGCCAGCGGGGGCGCCCAAAACCGATGCGCACACGACCGTAACGCCCGTCGTAGTGACGGTCACCGTTACTCCAGCGACGGCGGGTGAAGTGATGACGGGAGTAGCGGCGAACGGAACGGGGAATGTGTACGTCGCACCGGCTGATGACGTAAACGTTGACCCAACGATGACGAGAGACTTCTTGTAATGAGTGCCGTCGAAAGGTTGAGAACACGTCAACGACCCCGCCGTGCCTGCAACGGTTGAGGGCGCGTCATTACCCCACGAAAGAGGAATCCACGTCGCCGGGTAGCCGCTCACGATGCAACGCCACACGTCGCCAGTCGTGTTGTCGAAGTAAAGTGCGCCGATATTGTTGCAACTTGCGCCGCCTGTGTTCGGGTTCCCGTTCCCAACGAGTAGGTCCGCCTTCAAGTAATTCGTATCAATCGTGCAAAGACCGTTCTGAACGATAAATGACGCGCTCCCAACAGCGCCCAAAGTTGTGACGCCTGGCTGTATATCGACTACGACCGCCCAATCGGTGTTCGTCAGCCCATTTGCCATCCACAACGTCGGTCGTGAAGTGTCGATGTACGTTTGACCTACGGCAGATGGCGTCACCACACCGCTAGGTGAACCAGCGGCGGCGGGAATCCCATTGACATTCGCGTGGTCGAACACCCACGCAGAGGCTACGGAGTTGTAGACCCACCACGTATAGGTCGTGTCGCCCACCACCGTCGTCGTCGGTGCGGTCGCTCCCTGATTGACGAACTTGGTCCCCCAGGTGATAGCCCTCGCCGTTCCGTTGTCACTGACCGCTATGCAAATCTGTTGGCCGTCGACGGGCGTTCCCGTGAGGTTGGTGGTGAAAGATGTGACCGCCTGGGCCAGGTTGAAAACCTCGAAGATGGTTCCGTTGTCCGTGTCGATAACGGGAGTGGCGGACTCAGTGACGTTGACGACGACGTTGGGGACCTCGGTGGCGTTGTAGTCCCCTGACTGGGCTACGACCGCTCCGGTGCGAGCAAACACCGACGACACCGCCCCTGAACCACCGCCCGGGGTGAAGACGTGCGTCACCGGGTCATACGAGCCAGCCACAATAACCGCGTTGAAGAAATCGAAAACCTCAATCCAGTTGTCAGCGTTAGGTTCAGTCATAGTGCGTTCTCCATCAATGTCGTTACAGGGAAGATTCCTTTTCCGTAAGTAATGCCGTTACCTGTCGTCGATGCGACCTCGCTGAGCGTCAGCGTGTTCGCGACCGCGTCAATCGACAGAACCGTCGGCGTACCCGTGAAGTGCGCCGACGTGACGACCTGTCCAATCATCGACGTCGCCGCAATCGTGTCGACGAGTTGCACGACGGCGGACGCGGCAGTGCAGATGGCATCAGCGTCGACGACGGTCGCCGGACCGACTCCCTCCCACGTCGTCGCCTGGCACGGCAACGGGGAATCCCACGACGTCAGCCCGACGCTGTCGAGCGCCATCGTGAACGTGTAGTAGGCCCCGACGGGGTACGTTCCCGCATCGTCAGTCGCGTCAAGAATGAACGCTTCGCCGTTCTGCGCGATGAGTCGTCCCTCGTTGTCGAACGTGCCCGAAATGACGCTCGGTATCACGACTGAAGGTCCGTTCGGATTGGTGATTCGGCTCGACAGTTTCGCGGTCAAAGTCCCGCTCGCGGGCGACCCGTCTGCGCCAGTGAATTTCGCGTACAACGCGACCTGCGTGAACATGCGTCACCTCGTCCAGTTGACGGGCGGTGTCAACGCTTTCAACGGCGAACCGCACCCGCACCCTCGCCCTTTGTTGATGATGATTCCGTCCGTCAGGCCGATGACTTCGAAGCGCTCGCCCGCGCCCATCGTGCTTCGCGACGGCGTCGCGTCCGATTCGAAGACAACGAACTCCAAAGCCTTGCGAACCTTGCCGACGGTCTTGTCTTCTGTCCAGACGACACAGCGTTCCGTCGTGACGAACACACGAACGCCCGTCAAGACGGTTCCGTCTTTCAACGCGACCTCCGCGGGGTGGATGTCGCGCACCATGCGCTCGGCGTCTGACACTTCGTCTTACTTCTGAAGGATGACGGATGCCGCGTTGATGGTCGCGACGGTCGTCGTCACCTTGAAGAACCAGCCCGGGGGGACGGGTACGGTCAGCGTCTGACTGGCGACGGCGTTGCCCGCGGCGGCGGGGATGAGGTTGTCAGCACACGCGCTCGTCGGTCCGATGTCGACCTTGACCGTGCCCGATGCGCCGCCGGTGATGCCGACGAAGACGTCGAGCCAGTCGGCGGTCCCGTTCTGCACGGCGGTCCCTGACGCCAGCGTCACGGTCGATTCAACGACAGGGTCGATGACGTGGAGAACTTCCTCGATTGCGTCTTCGTTGGCGGGATAGGTCATTGACGGCTCCTTCAGAAATGGCGGCTGTCGGCGAGCATATCAACCAAATCAGTCGACGGAAAGGATTACGACGCCCGCGTCGCCGCGGCGCTCCGTTAACGCGGTGATGCCGTCGAACTGACTGTTCGTGCGATTGTTGACGCGACCGGCCGTAACGACGGCGGTGTGGTGCTTGTCATACAACAGACGAATCGTGAGGTGAGGGTGAGCCCGGATGTGGTCAATCAACTCCGGCCAATTGATTTTCCCGTTGCTCGCGTGAATCTCGCCGTCGTGAATGTTCGTGATTGATGCCGTCGTCTGCGAGCGAACTGAGGTTAACCTCGCTGTCGCTGACGTCGCTTCGTATTCCATCTCGACCAACGCAAGGAGACTTGCCGCGCGGTCGTCGCGCTCGTCGTCTTCGAGCAACATCGCGGGGCCGGATGCGAAACCCGCAAGAACTCGAACCTTCGCTTGCCACAGTTCAGCGTTCATCGTCAACCTCCTTGAACATGGTGCAAACGAAGTTGTTGCGCGAACGAAAGTGCGACCGCCGTTGCGCGCCGCACCGCGCGCAGATGTCGCTACCGTGTTTCGTCGCGAAACGATGACCCGCTTGCATCGCGACCCAGACCAAGTCGGCTTTGCGTTGTTGACGGCGCACGCGACGTTCGCGCAATTCGAAGAACAGGTCGACGAAGAAGTCAATCACGATTTGCGCGCCAACCGCTTCGCCATCGGAGACTCCTTCACGACGGGTTCCTTCCTGGTGCGAGGGCGGTTGCCCGCCCCTACCGGTGACAAGATAGCCGCTTCGCCGCCTTCGATGTATAACACCTTGGCGTATTGACTAAACGAGTCGACTTGGTCATCGTTCGTCCCGTTCGGGAACGCCGTGCATTCGACGATGAAATCGTCCGGGGTGAACGCCAACGACGGGTGCATCATCGCGACCCGACTTGTCGGAATGAAGAAGTTGCCCGCGCGCACGAACGGCGACACCGCGCGAGCGCGTGCCTCCTTCGACTGGTCGGGGCTGACTGGGATGATGCCGCTGATTTCGTGTCGCAACGAATCAATGACCGCGTCACCGTTCGCCTTCGCTTCGATGATTTTCCGGTGCGCCTGCGGGAACATCGTCGCCACTCGACGCACGGCGTCGACGGTCTTGACGAACGACAGTCGCGCGCGCACTTGATAGACCAAGAACGAATCGGCGCCCTTCTTCGCCCAGACCTGAATTACGACGAAGTCAGACGTCTTCGTGTCCTTGAATGCGAAGTCGCACGACAATGACACCGTGTACCCGCCGAGAATTCGAAACGTGCCGTCGCCCATGTCCGTCCACAGCGGCACGTCGTATCGGCGCCACCATTCGCGAAGAAGAATGTCGCCGACGTCGGGTGTCGGGCGACCCTGAAACAGCGCGAACCAGAATCGCGACTCCGTCGCTGACTTCGTCGCTTCCCATTGCGCACGAGTACGACCGCGCGCCGACGCCATGAATTCCCCTGGCTCGCGACCCAGCACGTCGACTTCGCCTTCGTTCGGGTCGTGGTCCGCCTGCGCGGGGATGTTGACGACGACCCACTTGTCGTGGTGTTCGACGCCGCCTTCCTCGTCTTCGCGTTGTTTCGATTCCATCCGGCCGGCAAGGTCGAGTTCGTGCCAACGCGTCTGCACTTCGATGACCGGCGCCCACGGTGCAAGCCGCGGTCGCGCGACCGTCTGCCACCATTCCCAACCCTGTTGCGATTGGAGAAGCGACTCCGCGGCCTTGTTGTCCTTGACGGGGTCGTCGATGACGAGCAAGTCAAGTGGCTTGCCCGTCAGACCACCGCCGATACCGATGGCGTAGACCGAACCGCCCGTCGTGAGTGACCAACGCGATTTCGCTCGCTGGTCGCGCACCAATCGAAGCCCGAGGTCGACGTTGCCGAGCGAGCCATCGAACAGTTCGATGTCGCCGCGAATGAACTGACTGAATTCGCCCGCCTTGTCACCGTCGTACGACACGATGCCTATTCGCAACATCGGGAACTGCTTCAGCAACCACAGCACGCCGTAGCGCGTGATGCGCTGAGATTTGCCCTCCTGCGGTGGCATCGACACGATGAGTCGGTTCACGCCGCGCGCCGGGACGAGTTCGGCACTGCGTTCGATGGCGACGTCTTCGTCCATGCCGGTGCGCATCAATTCAGCGAACTTCGCGCGGCGTTGATACATCGTGGCAATCGCGTCGCGCACGTCGACAAGATGCCGGTCGATGATGGTCAACGCGGGCGTTTGCACCGTCAACGGGTCAAGTCGCATTGCGAGGTGACCCGGCGTCGGGTCTTCCAGCGATTGTTTGAGGCGAAGCGCGGCGAGCGTCATCGCCTTTCGTTCCTCCGGTGTGACGCTCTCCCACTGCCGAGCGAAGACAGCGTCGTCCATCTCCGCGAGCGCGGCGACGACCTGAAGTTCTAGCGATTCAACGACGGGCGGCATCAATCATCGACGGAATGACCGACCGCCTCGGCATTGCGACGCGTCCACGACTGTCGACGCGCATTCGTGCTTCTTCGATGACCGCGGGCGTATGCGGTGGCGATGCGGCTTCGCGCTCGCGCTCCAACGCCCATTTGATTGCTTCGACCGCGAACGTCGTCTTCGAACAACCGAGCGATTCACAGACGCTTTCGAGTTCCTGCGTCGTGTCGTCGTCGATGCGAACGCTCAGCATCTTGCTCATCAGTTGTTGCCCCCCACGCATGAGCCGAAATAGGGCGACCAGACTCGATTCATTATTTCGCGCAAAACTTCGTACGTCGCCGAATCAGGGAAGCCGCCGTCGCAGGTGACTTCAAGGTAACCGCGACCACCGAAATGTTCCCACCGATATTGAAGAGGCAAATGGTGAAGCCCCGCTAGTTGCACGTGGCGTTTGTAGTCGTTCACTATCGACCTTTTCATCTTGCGAAAGACGTGCCACTCGCGGACGTAAGCCATGCGCACCGACAGACTTTTGCTCATCAGTCACCCCAACGTTTGCGAGACTTGCCCCAGACGCGCGGGATACGCGCCCAGATGCGTCCCTCCCGCCCCCGATTTGTTGATTCGACTGATTCTGCACGAACCGCGCGCTGACGCGTCACAGACGAAATGACGAACCCTGATTCGCCCTTCGTTCGGCACTGCGCGTCTTCGTGATTCGTCAGCGCGATTCCTTCAGTCGAAAACAGCGGGACTTCCTGAACGCTCGTCGACCCCGCGGGGATGAGGAATCGCTCGCACGCGCAAAGCCGGTTCGCGTCAGTCGTCATAGTCCGGTCGGTCTTTCAACACAACATCGCACGGCAGTTCGTGCGAAGCGCCGCACGCGCACGCGAACCGTCGAGTGATGCCGGTTATGGTCATGCCGAAACCCATCGCGTAGTCGGCGATGATTGCGATGTCGTCACCGCAGGACGGGCACGGCACGTCGAAAGTCGGTTCGCCAACCATCTCGCACCAAAGGGTCGCGATGACCGCGCCGTTTTCGTTGTGCACCGCGAAGTCGTCATCATTCGTCGACATCGTCCAATTCCGCCTGTGTCGGGTACGCCTTCGCGAGGTCGCGAAACATCGACAACGCTTCGCTCGCGCTGAGTTCAATCGGGGCGCCGTCCTTGCCGGTGACTTCGCTTCGAATCGTGTAGTCGTCGCGCTCGCGATGCGAAAGCCACCACGTCGCCGCCTGAAGTGAAACTCGTTGCTGTTCGACGCTCGGTGTCACACCGTTGTTCGTCAGACCAAGACTCGCGACACCCGTGACCACGCTTTGCATCATGACCGCAGTCTCCGCTAACGCCTTGTCTAGTGCTATGACGAAGTCGGCATATTTGCGCTCAGTCTCGCCGCGTTCCCGTGGCTTCTTCAGTAATGCGGCTTCCCCCTTACGACGCCACTGCCTGATTGCGTCGAGTGAGACGCCCGCGAATGCACTTGCGCGCTTCTCGGTTGCGCCGGTCCTGATGGCGTCGATGATTGCGGTTTGCCGTGCCGCGTTCAGTGCTGTTGGGGCGCCCATGACCATAGCGGCATCGTAGCATCGAGAGGCGACTATGCGACGGTTTCGCGACGAATGAGCCTTTCGAGTTCCTCGGCGTTCTTCTTGACGACGAGGTCGCGCACCGCTTCGTACTGCGCGTCCATGCGTGCGAGGTCGCGGCGTTGGCGTTGCTGAAGTTTCTGAACCTCGTCGCTCATGCGTCTTCGCTCGCTCGCTGTCTCATGAAACGCTCGCCGATGAGGGTCACCGACGTATCGGGGGCTGGCGACCAGATGCACCCGCTAGCGCAGTCCCAGCCGTAGTACCACGACGTCGAGAGTTCAAGTCGGCGCTCCCACTGATATGGGGCGATTTCGATTCCGTCGAAGTCTTCCGCCACGTTGGGCCAGTCGATTTCGTAGAAGAACCTTGCGTCGCCGCTCCAATCGGGGTGAATGCCGAATTCGAAAGTGAACTCGTCAATCATCTCCGGTGTCGTGAGTCGAAGAATCTTCGCGACGCCGAGGTCGACGCGATGAACGAATTTGAACTCGTCGATTCGAAATTCCTCGCTGGTGCACCAGCATTCCCAGTCGCCGTCGACTTCGTACCAAAGACCCTTCGGCTTGCTCTTTCGACTGCGCTCGATGTCGACGCTGTGAATCGCTATCACTTCGTCGGTCGTCGCCCAGTGAAGTCGCTCAGTCATCGCGTCATCCAGTTATCAGGGGCAAGTCGACTTTCGACGGTGACCTGAGTCAGCGCGTCCGCTTTCGCCAGTTCGCCAATGACGCGAAGTCCGTTCGCGGTGATGACGCACTTCATCGCGGGCGAGCCTCGGCGCGTCGTGCCGCGCTCGCCGTTTCGTTCGATGTACGAACCGCGTCGAAGGTCAGAACAGTGCCGTCGAGCGTCGTATTCGCCCAAGACGTTCGCCAGTTCGCCCGCTTCGTCGTCAGTCAGTGCGCCGTTGTCTTTGAACGCGATGAGCAGTCGATGACGTTCGGCCCCGCGTTTGACTGTCACTTTCGCGCGTGCGTCGACTGCGGTGTCGGCGTCGTCATGATGCGCCGGTGACGGCACGTTCATCAATTCGTCAAATAGATTAGGCGCGTCACGAACGGGTTCGTCGAACTTTTGCTTCTGCGATTCGTTCCATTGCCGAACATATTCAGCCTGTTCGCGTTCGCGCTTAGTTGTCATGATTGACCCCCGTGTTCTCAGTGAGGATGGCGAGCAGTTCAGACGCGACCTGACACGTCCCTGCCGTAAAAGGGTCCTCCCTAACGAGTGATTCCTCGTCCTCAAGGTATTCGTTCGCTAGGCCCACCGCCCGTCGCACCCTCTCACTGAGTTCATCGAGGGCGTCGAGGGCGAGGATGGCGTCGCAGGGGAACTCAACCTCAATCGAGTCGTCTTGCCACCACGAGCAGGCTTCGCAGACAATGACCTCGGGGTCAAACTTTGTCGGCCATCCCTCGGGCTTGTGCTTGGCTCGTATCGAGGCGCGTTCCTCAGCGTTCATCGTGTGCCTCCTTCAGACTGAGGGGCGCGAAAGGACCCCGAGCCGTTGCATTGCGTACAGGCGACAGACCGCTCGGCTTCAATGTCTCGGTCGTAGTACGTCACCAACCCGCCGACGCATCCAGTTCCGGGGCAAGGTTGCCAGAAAAAGGGAGCGAGCGCATGACATACTGCCTCGCGGTACGCATAGACCCCGGCCATGTAAGTCCCATCGCCCCAGTTAGGGCCACGCGGCTCTAACGACACCGTTGCGTCTGCTTCTTCCAGCGCATCCTCTATCTTGGCGAGGACTTCGGCCACGGGGTCGGTCCATTCAAGTCGAGTTCCGTATCTCGGCTCAAAGTGCCCGTGAACTTTCATAGCGTCCTCGAAAGATGCCCAGACGGATGTAGCCGCCACGACGCCAGCCCATCTCAGAGTGCACGTTCCGTCAGGGAACACCACGCCCCAGAAACTCGGCACGTCAGGTCCGACCGGGGCTTGGTTCTCATCGTGCGTCTCACTTAAATCTCCCGTCCGATAAACGGTGAAAGTCTTGAAATCCTCCATCACTCCTCCTCCATCTCTCGTCCTGCGCTCTCGGGCTCACTCTCGATGAGTTGGCGCAGGGCGTCGAAGTCACCGGGGGCGAAATGGTCGATATGTTCCTGGTCAAAGTTTTCAATTGCGTAATTACCGTCTTCCACCAGCACCCTTACTACCCTCTCCAACTGGTCGGCGCGGGCTTGGAGGGCGTCACGTTCTTCTTCCAATTCGGTGACGTTGTCGCGCAAGAGTTCGATGAGGCGAGGTTGTCCGGCCTTGCAGTAGACCCAGCCCTTGTCGTGCGTCGCGCACCACCCCTCCGCTAGCCCGAACGCGCCACGGGGCTCAGCCATGTAGACACACTCGTCGGCTTTCAGCGCCGCGAGTTGGGCCAGGGCCTCGTCACGCTGAGCGGTGAGGGTGGCGAGTTGTGTGCGTATTTCGTCGCCCTCAAGAGCGAAGCACACCGAACATACGCCCCAACACTCGTCTCCTGAAGGAACCGTATTGCCACAATTCGGGCAATTAAAGTTCTTCTCGTCGCTCATTCCCCACTCTCCTCTCGGGTACCATTGGCCTCTTTCTCATCCAGCGACGCTTGACAACACGTCACCGGCTCGCCTTCCCAATCTGATTCGTCCCCGCAGAACTCACACGCCAACACCGAATCCCACCTGACCTCGGGATGGGCGTCATCGACGTGGCGCTTAATGTCCACAACAAGACGGTTGGCCTCTTTGAGAATCAGGCGCTCAATTTCTTCGGGAGGCTTATTCATTAGGTGGTGAACCGGGTTTATCTCCGGCTCTATCACAACGCGGACGTTCTTTCTGATGACTTTCTGGCTCATTTCTCACTCTCCTTAGTTGAGGCGGTCGAAGGTGATTCCAAAATTGGCTCGAAGTCAAACCATTCGCCCGCCCACCTCGTCTGCACCTTCCCTTCCCACGCTACGAACTCAATGTGTTGGCCTTCTGCTGACGCTGACTGGTCGGCATCTAGCCACTCCACGACGTTGCAGTAATCATCGTTGACCCACTCGCAATCTGTCATCAAGTGGCGGCACACGCCATCTTCGTCAGCCCCATTGCAATGACGACGGCACGGGGCATTGGCAGGTTCTTCACAAGTGAACTCCCATGTAGCGACGCCTTCGCAGACTTTCACTTTTGCGTTTAACTTGTGGTTCACTCCCCCTCCCCAGAGGTCAGAGACTCGCCGCACGAGGGGCAAAACTTGAATGAGTCAACGCCCCAGAAGGTCTGGTTAGCCCATTTGTTTCCTTGAATGTCCTCGTGCTGGCACTTCTCCGGTAGGGGGGAGAGGGACGACTCGTGGAAAGTCATCTCTACCCAGGAACCATCGCTGATGATGTATGAGATTTCTGAGATGAACTCAACAGTCCCCTTCCTACCGGGGCCTATGGAAACCTTGTCTCCCATGCGGAACTTCGGCACCAGCGCCCCCTCCAACTTCTCGCGGAGGTCGTCAATCACCAAATACGATTCGGCGCGGGCTTCTTCTCGGGCTTGGTCGGCGTAGCGTTCGATGAGGGGGCGCAACTTCGCCACGATTGAATTGCGCAAGTTCTCGGGGAAGTCCCGGTTGAGACTTTCCGCTATGTCCTCCATCGTTACCTTCTCAGTCATCATTAACCCCCGTCGCGACGAGGCCACGGCGTGTCCTGAATGCGACGACGCTTGTTGCGACGATGACGAACGACGAAGAAGATGACGAACGAATATTCGACCAACGACGCCGCGCCCATCAACCACAATGTTCGCCCTTCGAAGACGTACGAATGCCCTGCAATCTGCACAATCATTGCTTTTCTCCTTTTCTCAAATCTGCCCCACAATCAGGACAGTTGTTGTTGTTGATTCGACTGACGTTGCCGTCTTCGTCGATGCGAAGACGAATGAATTCGTGTTCGCATTCGACTGGCCCAGTCAGAACTATCGGCGCCCCCGTCGGAAGCGTGCCGTCTTGCCAGACCTCGCGAAAGTTGCGCGGCCCCCAACAATGATGGACTTCGCGACCCTGAAACGTCTTGTGATTGACGACGCTCATTCGACAACGATGACCGCTGGGGCTGATTGCGTCACAGCGACGAAAACTCTCGTACATGCCGACATGCTTCTTCATTGTCGCAACCATTCGGCATCGACGTTCGGCTCGCATTCAGAACACGAATCGGTGCATTCCCAACAGACGTCGTGCGAACATCGAGCGAGTTCGACAGTCAATCCCGCCGTCGGGAACGAATGACCATCGTTCTGCCACGCGCGCCAGTCTGCGAAGTCGTCCGACTTCACCGCTTGCCACTTCGCTTGTCGACGCGTGCGCGTCAGAACAGTCGTGACATCTCGCCACCATTCAGGCGGCTCGTAGCCGAACCCGCCAGTCGACATCTCGCCACTGATGACGACGTAGTGAATCAACGCGTCGTCAGTGCAAGTTCTGATAGACACGAAATCTCCTTTCGTGTTCGTCGTTGTCTTCGACGTTCGAACCGATGAACGCGAACTCGTTCAACAACGCCGCGAGCCATCGTCTGAACTGGTCGGATTCGACGCGCGTCGGCCAACTGACGCCGCCCAGTCTGTATTTCGGCGACACATCAACACCACTTTCGCGCGATGGCGTGAACGTCGAACATTGCCAACTTCATGTCTTCGATTATCGCGTTCGCCGCGCGCAACTGCGATTCAAGACGATTGACGTCGTCGCGACGTTGTTCGTCACTGAAGTCGCCGTCTTCGCCGCGCAAAATTCTGAGCGTCTTTCGAATCGTGTCGGCGTTGTCGTTGCCTTCGAATTCAAGTTGGTCGATTGCGTCAGCGATGATGCGCGACAACGAATCAGCGTCGTCGAGCATCGTCACGACTTCACACGGCATTTCGCCGCCGCATTCGCATATGCCAAGAACGTCACCGTTAGCGCCTCGTAGTTCCCAATGTCTGCCCCGAAATCGGTCGCGTTCGTCTTGACTGAATATGTTTCTCATGTCCTGCCCCCTCTCAAGTCGGCTTCGAATTCGTCGAGTGCGTGATGCACCGACTGAACGACGAAGTCGACGTACGAAATCTTCAAATAACGATTCATTCGACGAAGGCGCTTCCACGTCGCGTCGTCGAATTCGATGTTGCCGTCGTTGAACAGTCGTTTCGTCATCATCGACGACCAATCGTTAGGCCCGCGCGCCGAAGTTGCGCCTTCAGATTCAGAATCGAACGCCAGTCGCTCGACGTGCCTGAATGAAAGACACGACGACCCGTTGGCGATTCGAAGCGAAGATGATTCTTCGGCGTGACGATGACCGACCAACCTTGACTTTCGATTGCCGTCATGATGTCGCGATGTTCGCGTTTGAATTCCATCAGCGGTTCGCTCACGACTCGCCGCCTTCAGTATCGACGACGACGTCGCCTGCCGCCCATTCGAACTTGCCCTCGACGTGAACGACCGCAGAGACGCTGTGACGCTCGACGCGCATGTGCCACCCCTTCGGCAGTGTCATGCCGTCCGAGATGGCGTCGACTTCGCGCGCGTACGTCGCGACAGGAATGACGTTGCCGCTGACGTCACCGTCGCGTTGCTTGCCGAGCGTGTAGAACACTTCGCGTTTGACTGCCGTCATGACTCACCCCCCAACGGAGGCAATTGGTCAGGGAAGTCTCGCGCGACGCGCCGATATTCGTCGTCGAGCGCGTTTTGAAGGAGTCGGTTGTCGTCTTCGATGACGTCGAATGCGTTTAAAGTCGCCCCAGCGACGTCTGAGTGCGTTTCTCCCGTCACCGCGTCGTCAATTCGTCCAATCCCATTGACGAAGCGTTCAGCGCGCGTCTGCGCGTGACAGATGTCGCATGACCACTTCCCGCGAACGACGACGAGTCGTTCTTCGTCGTGAAGTTCCATCGTGCAGACGCGACTAATCGCCGAACCGTGACGAGAACAGATGTCCCAGTCGACCCATGTTCGAATGTTCGTGACCTCGCTCATCAGAACCACTTCTTCGTTTGCGTGACAACAGCGGCCCAGACGACGGTCAAGATGATGACCGCGGACCAGAAGAAAACCCACACGACGACGGCGATTGCGTGAAAGATGCTCATAGGTAACCCTCGCCCTTCTTGAATTCGACGACGTAGTCGAGCGGGCACAAGTTCCACTTGTTGCGACCGTACCGACGACGAGCGACGACGATTTGCTTGCCGTTGCTCCCCGTTCGCAGACTGAATTCGCCGACGACGTCGGTCGTGTCGAAGTTCGGCCGCATGTAGACAAGAAGACCCTGCTGAGGTTCAGCGGTCAAGTTCTTCGTGTTGTCTGGCATTCTGATTCCTTTCGATGATTCAGATGATTCGATTTGGCATCATCAGCGACGAAGTCATCAACTTCGTCGGACGTCACGCGAGTTCGGTCGCGCGACGTTTCGCCGGTTACAGTCGCCCGCCCCTCTCCGCGACGTACTGCGACAAAGTCGCCGCCGCCCCTTGAAGGTCATTCGCCAGAACCGCGAGTGTGTCAATGTCAATCGTCGACCCCAACTTCGGGTCGTCGGTCCCCTTCGATTCGTTGAGAACGCGCGTTGCGAGCCCCATGATGTATCGGGCGTACGTGAAGTCGCGCTTGACTTGCGACTTGGTCGTTTGCGGTTTCGTCGGGGCGGGGCAACCGCAGTCGTCGCAGAAAATCCCGCGCTCGTCACGCGACCACACCGACGCGCCGCATTCGCACTTGATGGCGGCGACTTGCTTCAACGTGTACGCCTTCGGCGGGTTGAGCGTGTTCTTGCATATAACGACGTTCGTCATCATTTCACCCCCGCTTCGGTCAGAACCCTCACGGTCGAACGAGCAGAACGGCACAGCGACTTGAATTCGGGGTCGAACCATTGGTCGTCTGAATAGAACTTCGCGTCGTCGAGCAGTTCTTGTGCGGCGCTCAGTCGCAACGTCATCTTCACTTGACGAGCGTTTTCGAAGAAAACTTCGACGACATCTTCGTCGCCGACAAGACCTCGATTGTCGTGGTCGAACCAGAACTTCGCGGGGACGGTGACGTCAATGCACATGACTCCGCCAATCTCCACGTTCTCGTAGGCGACTGGCGTGACTTTGTTTCGCGCGGTCATTACAACACTTCCCACGTGTTCGCGGAGATGAAAGAAATTTCGTTCATGCCGAACGCGGAACAGGTGAAGTCGTCGAATCGACGAATGACGGCGCAGTCGTCATTCAACCCGCCCCACCCGACGACTTCGGCGAAGATGCGACCCGTCATTTCGTTTCGGTCGGTGACGAACATGAACTTGTCGCCGACGTTGATGATTTCGCCGCTCGGCGTCATCATTTGCGAAGTCGTCAATGCGACTTTGGTTGTTGTGTTCTTTGGCATCTGAATCCCTTCCAGTGATTCACTTCAATCGACACTTTGTCGACGTCAAGAATCTACTGGTCCCCTGTGACAATGACAAGTCACCTCGCGAAATCTTTCGCGAATCAAGACATTGTTGCGTTCTCAGACGCGCTAGGTTGACGCCTCCCGCCCCCGCCGACTTTCGTCGATGAATCTGTCACGAACCGCGAAAAACGCGCGCAGGGCGAACCCCACGCGCGTTTCGCGTGAATCGTGACTACAACGCGTACGCGAGTTCGAGCGCCTTCATCGCATTCGACTCCATGTCGTAGGCGACGTCGGCGTTTTCAATCGTCTGTGCGAACGACGTGACCGCCTGCATAATGCCGCCAGCGGTGACTTGCCCGCCACGAATGAAGTGGTCAAGAATCCCGTCGCGTTGCGTCTGACTGAACGCGAGTTGCTTCGCGACGACTTCGATGGCGTCGGTCGGGTTGTCAATCTTCTTCGCCGCCTTCTCCGTGATTGCGTCGAGCGTCATCTCGACGTACGACTCGTCCAAGAACGTCGACACGGCGTCGCGTGCCTGCAACGTGACGAGTTCGAGTGCCTTGCGCTCGGTGTCTTCGCCCCACTTGACAGTGCCTTCGTTCAACTTGCCGCCGACGTGAATCTTGCGGAACGCGTCGCGCGTAATCATCAGACCGTTCGTGCAACGAAGAACCATCAGACGCGGGACGATGTTGAACGCGCCGCCGCCAGTTTCGCTGTTCGACAAGACAAGTCCCGCGAAGACGCCGTTCGAATCGACGCCGTACTTCTTCTGCCACTTCTCCGGCAACCCGCCTTTGCCATACGTGATTGAACGACCGCCACTGTGGTCGAACGGTGCGCGATACCCGTCGAGCAGTTCGGGCGCGTCGACGAAGATTTCAGGCGCGGCGATGCGAACAGTCATGCGCGTCTCGGTCAGGTCACACCCGACGACTTCGATGTTCGCGCCGCTGTCACGAATGCCCTGCAACGCGGCAGTCAGTGCGTCGAAATTGTCGATGATGCCGTAGCGGTCAGACAACACGGCGCGCAACACGCCCGGCAGTTCGGGGTCGGCGTTCTGAAACGTGCGCAACATGACTGAACGCGCGTCGGCGGGGTAGTCGACTTCAATCATGTTCATCGGGTCGTCGATGCGCCCGCCTTGCGTCCAGCCGTTGATGTTCGCGTCGTACAGGTCGATGCGCTCGTCGCGCAGACGACGAAGATACGTGACGGGAATGTCCAACTTCGACGCGAGGTGACCGTCTGCGATGGCGGTCGGCGTGAACGTCTGCCCTTCGTTGAACACGCTCGTCCCTTTGACGGTGAAGACGCCGTTGTGACTGACGACGTTCTCCATCGGCGTGACGAGGTCCAACTTCGCCGCCTGCTGATTCTGCAACAAGACCGCGAGGTCTTCGAGGGTCGAGTTGCGAGTTTCAAGGTTCATTGTCATTTCGATTCCTTTGGTTGATGATTCTGACTTGTCGATTTGGCATCGTCAGTACGCGAAGAATCACTTCGCGCAGACGGCGGGCGCGTGGCCCGCCGTTTCGCCGGGTTACTTCGCGACTGCCTTCTTCGCGGTCGCGACTGCCTTCTTCGTCGCGAGCGACTTCTTCGTCGCGTCCGCCTTCGCCTTGAGTTCGGCGTTGCGCTTGTCGAGGGTCGGCGTCGCGGGCGAATCGCCCTTCATGCCACCCGACTTCCACGCCTTCAGTGCGGCGTGTTCGCGCTTCATCGCCTCGACGATGTCGAGCGAACCCGTCGACTTGACGGACGACTTCTTCGTCGCGCGAACTGCGCCGCCGTTCTCCGCGATGACAGTCTTCGCGATTTCGATGAATCGACGCGACAAGACGAAGTCGGCAGTGCCGCGCGTCGCCTTGCTCATCGCGAACGGGCCGCTGGTGACGCCAGCGTCCCACAACTTCTGCGCGAGCGCCTTCAGTTCGTCGTCCGTCTTGCGAGGCGTGACGAGCGTCTTGTTGACGACTGGCTTCTTCGTGACGGGCGTCTTGACTGCGGGCGTCTTCTTCGCGACTGACTTCTTCGCGACTGACTTCTTCGCGGTCGTCTTGACGGTGGTCTTCGTTGCGGTTGCGTTTGTCATTCTGTTCTCCAATGAACTTGTACTGCGTCGGCCCTTTGCCGATGAGTTCATGCTAGAGAAGGGCTGTGACAATGACAAGTCACATCGCGAAAAGTATGCCTACCTTGACTTGTCGCGTCGTCAGAACGTGCGTTTGTGCGCGGCCTCAAGTAATCGTCGAGCCGCGTCCCTGTCTTCGTACGGTGGCCCCACGTATTCGAACACTGCGCACGGGCGCGAACCGTGACGCCACGCTTGCACAAGTTTCGCGTTGGGACCGTGAACGATGCCAGACGAATTGTTCGCCGCGCGCTTCGTCATTTCGCCAGTGCCGACCGCACCCGCCGCGCGCTTGTTCAACGACTGCGTGTTCACGCGAACGCCCGTCTGAACGCCGTACCCCGGCTTCTGCTTGAGTTCGTAGAACGGCGATTTGTCGAACGAACGAATCAGCGCGGGGTGCGCGGGATACGTTCTGAATCGCTCGCCGATTGTCGCGTACGCCGCGCCAAGTGCGTCGCTCAAGACGAACGCCAAACCAAGACCCTGCCAGTCGGGGAGCGTCACCAGTCGCGAAAGACCCATGATGTTGCGAACCTTCGGGTGTGGGCGACGCAAGACGCCAGCGAACGCGGCCGGTGCGCCATCGACGAACGCGACGTAACAGCGCGCCGTGTGATTCAACGTTGCCGTCAAATAGTGATACGGAGCGAAGATTCGCCAGTAGTCGTAATCGACGGCGCGGATTTCGACTTCGATTTTGGGGCGGGGTTGAACCGACCTCAATTCGAATGTGCCTTTTGCCGCGTCGATGACCCAGTCGGGTTGCAACCAATCCAAGACGTCGTAGTGACACGTCACCGCGACGAACTGGCGATTGTTCTTGCGAACCCATTTCTGAACCGCGTTCGCGCCAATCTTCGCCACCTGCCTGTCGACGACCGACGTGAATTCGTCGACGACAATCGGGACGTCTTCTTCGCTGTCGAGAAGAAGTCGCGCGAGGTTGACCCGGAATTGTTCGCCGTTGCTCAACACCGCGTACGGACGCAACCACGCCGGAATCGTGTTGAACCCGACCGCGCTACACGCCGCCGCGATGTCGTCGACCTTGTGCCGCGAATCGAAATCGTCAATGACTGACTTCGCGCCCCACTTCAGATTTGCCGGCTCGCCGAAGACGCTTCGCATGATGGTCGTCTTGCCACTGCCTGACGGCCCCACGATAAGGCCAACTCCCCACGGTTTGTCTTCCCACGGCGCGTCGATGTGCCACGACAGTTCGTGACGTTCCTGCGCGGGGACGTCGAACATCGACGACAGTTGCGCCGCGCGAACTGACGTGCTGACGTCCGTTTCGACGGTCACTTCGATTAACGGCATTTCGTCTCCTTGCTCAAGTCATCAACGGTCGAACGCGCAACTTCTGCTTTGCGAACTTCTCCAACAGTTCGCTTTGCTGACGTTCGTCGTCGCATTCGACGATGATGGCGTAACCAGTCTGACCCAGTTGAGGCGTCACATCGAATTCGACGCGCTTCGATTGGTTGAATCTTTCGAAACCCAACTTCGGCATGTCCCACGACAACTGCGACAGTTCGAACAGTTGTCGCGTCACTTCGGGCAGTTTCCAACGACTTAGTTCCGCTGTGCGATTGTCAGTCAACGCGAACGCGCGCGCCTTGTTGATGTCCCAATCGCTCGGCACGTGAACGACTGCGATGTCGTTCCACTCCAACGTGCGCGCGGCTTCGACTAGGCCGTTGCCCGCGATGATGATGTTGCCGCCCCAGACGACGACCGGCTTGCGCTGACCGAACTGTTTCAACGACTCCGCGAGTTCAGGGATTCCCGCGATGTGTTCGCGCGCATTGTCGGGGTCGAAGACAAGTTCGTCGACCGACATGTACGTCACGACGAGCGCGGTCGGTTCAGACTTCTTGCGCGTCGTCACTTGCCCGTCAGACGTTTGCGCGCCTGTTCGACCAACGCGGGTTGAATGCCCTGCGTGACGTTCATCGAATGACACTTCGACGCACGCGCCAACTGCGCCTTCGTCGTGTCGCCCTTCTTCAGTCGCCTGTCCCAAATCAGTCGACGTTCGTCCATGCGAACTGCCAACTGAATCTGCAACTTTTCGATGGCGATTGAAAGTTGGTCAAGTTCGACGAGGTCGTCGTCGCGCGACGGCTCGATAGTTTCGACCGAAATATCCCGGCGCGCCATCAGTTCTCCACTTCGAACGGGTCCCACGACTGAACGACTTCGTCGACTTGATGAACGAACACGAGCGTCAGAAATCGGTCCCCACCAACAACGTTGCCGTTCTCGTCCTGCTGAAGATGAAACGTGCTGTCGTCGTTCTTCATGACTTCCAACGTGACGAATTCGCTGTCTTCAGCGAGAATTCGCGACACCTTCAGATGCGAAAATGGCGCCTGCATCAGTCGAGATGACCCAACGCGTCGTCGACCTGATTCGCCAAGTCGGGGTGCTTGTCGCGTTCGACTTGTGCGCGCGGCGGCAGTTCGTCGTCGTCTTCGTCTTCCGGCATGACGAGCGACAACTGACCGCGCTTGCGTTCGGCTTCGTCTTTGACGATGGCGTCGACAGTCTTTTGAATCTTCTTGCCGACCAACTTCTCGTCGGTGAACGTCGCGCCGGTCGCGTCGAAGACTTGCACCAGTTCGTAACCGATGACTGCACCGAGTTGGTCCTTGACGACGTCGTAACGGTCCTTCGTCTTCGTCACCCGCACCGCGAGAAACGCCGGGACGCCCGCTTCAATGACGACGGGGGCGATGCCGACCGCCTTTGACAAGCCGTCGCCGAGTTTGTTGACGACGATGCTCGTCGACAGAATCGGAAGCCCCTTGTATTCGCCCAGAACGTCGTTTTCGTCTTCGTGTTGTGGTGCGGTCATACTTCCAGCCTTTCGTTCAGCACGCTCACGCGAGCGCGCTGGTAGATGATGATGTCAATCGCGTCTAGCGTCCTCGAATGCGTCTCGCTACTTCTGATTCTTGCTTCGGCGGACTTCACCGATTCGACTGCATCGCGAGGCGCAAGAATCGGGTCAAGTGTGGCCTCCAAATTCGTCAGAGCGTTCGCGAGCATTTCGAGTTCATCATGAAGACTCAGAAGCGACTCCTTGACGCTGTTCCTCGGAAGAGGCACGTTGATTGGCCCGTCGTATCTTCCATCCGAGACGAATGACATAATTGTTCCTTCCTGTGATTGACAAGTCGACGTTACCATTCGCGAATCGACTTCGCCAGTCATCAGAAGTCGCCCCGTGCCACCTGCAAACACGTCAAATTCAATTCGTCACGCCACATGTCGACCACGCTGTCCCGGTCGTCGATGACAAATTCGACGTCGTAGTACGGCGCGATGTCGCGTTCGAAAATCTCTCGCTTAACGACGGTGTCTTGTCGATAGTCCTTCGTCGAACGCATCATCAAATGTTCGCTCTCGACACCCGGCCACATTTCGCACAACCATTCGAGCGTTTCGCGACGGCACACTTCTTCGCGGCCGCTGACGAACAGCACCAGCGTCCCCGCCTGCATGATGTAACTGACCAGATTGCAAACGGGGACGTTGTAGAGGTCATTCTTGACGAGCGCCCATTCGAAGTGGTCGCGTCGCCCTTCGTGAATCGCCACCGTTCCGTCGATGTCACAAATGACCGTCCTCATGATTTCTCCCACGCGTGAAGTGTTAGCCCGAAATCGTGCGCCTTCTTGGGGTTGTCTTCGACCCATCCATTGTGAAAATCGCACAGCAGAATTATGCCATCCATATCGAGAAGATTTACGTCGGTTCGGCCGGCTCGTGACCGACTCAACAATTCGTGACCATGAACCTCGCCTCGACAACGACCCATTTCGGCGAGCATCGCGACGTTGTTCTTCACAGTGCATCGCCACGTCGATGACGGACCGAAATGTTCGCGCATCTTCTTCGTTCGTTCGGCGTTCACTTTTTTGCGTTTGTCGCTCATCGGGTTCAACTTCGAGCGTTTTAACGTCGAATCGCTTCGTTTGAGAGCGGTTCGTTTAAGCGTCGATGCGCCTCGTTTAAGTTCGCTCCGTTTCATTCTTCGCCGTCGTTTTCAGCGCGTCGTTTGCGCGATTCATCGCGAGACATCTGTTCGGCAACGTTCACGGCCTTTTGAATCTCGCGCACGAACAGTCGCAAGCCAGATGGTGTGCCGACGAACGCGACAGTGATTGCGGGGTCGTCATCGTCACCGAGGCCGCGAAACGCCATCGCGACCGTCGGGAAGACCGCTCCCGACGGCGTGGTCGTGACGACCGGTTCGACAATGAAATCGGTCGCCTTCGGCGCGCCGTCAATCCATTCATTCATGTGTTCGCCCCTATCCGTTTGAACTTCTTCATGCTTTCAGGCATCGGTTTCGATTGCGCGTGTTCTTCTGCTCGACGACGTCGTAAATCTTCCATTTCGCGGCGCGCGACTTCCGAACGAATCGAATCATCCTGAACTGTCGTCGCAGTCGCCTCCAACGTCACGAAATCGCGCCATCGTTGAGTCGGGCCGAAGAACGTCGCGCCGTGCAACGTGAACGATTCATCTTCGCCAAGTCGCGTCAGCGCGTAGTTCTTCGTCGCCGCCATCAACTGCGGGACCGTCGCCTTCCTCGCCTTCACCGTCGCGGAGAACGCTTTGAACGCGGCCTGTTTCGCGACCTTGCGCGGATAGTGTTGCCAGACGTCTTCGAAATGTCGCTGAACGCCTGATTGTTTCGACGTCGATGTCGACGCGTTGTCGACGTCGATGAACAATGATGTTTCTTTTGATGATTCATTGACGTTTTGGGTGACACCGGTGTCACCCCTAGATGTCGCAGATGTCACCCCTAACGCGTCGCTGGTGTCACCCCTGTTGATAACTAGAGGTGACATGGTGTCACCCCTGTTCAAAAGTTTGCCGTGTTCGTCAAGAATGAAACGATAACAAGTCGGCGTCGTCGCCGTCGCTGGTCGTTGAACCTCGATGACGCCCATCTTCGTCAGTTCGCGAAGCAATCGTTGAACCTGTCTTTCGCTGAGCGCGCACTTGCGCGCCAAACCCGCTACGCCGGGGCGCGCCTCGGTGCCATCTTCGCTTGCGTGGTCGCCGAGCGCGAGCGCAACCATCTTTTGCGACGTCGTCAAATTCGTCGCCTTAAAAACTGCGTCCATAATGCCAACACTCATAAAGACCCTTCCAGATTTCAGTGAAGCGATTCAGCGCCCGTCGTGTCGTCCCGAACGGGCGCTGAATCGAGATGATACATCGACGATTAGTAAGGTTCCTCGTCGAAGTCGTACGACGCGTTCTTCGTTGATTCGTCGGGTCGGTCGCCATAATTGGGAGTCGCCCCACCCTTCGCAATGGCGTCCTTGTCGGCGAGCAATTGGTCGATGAGTTTCTTCCCGTCCGCCATCGACATCGTCGCCAGTTCGACCGGTCGCTTCAGAACCGCGCTGAAGAACAGATTGCAGTCCTCCGTCGATTCGTAACCGCGAATGTCGCGCGCTAGACCGTGCAACTTGCCGAACATCGCCTTGGTGATTTTCCGTTCGTCATCGTTCGCGCTCTTCTTCGAAGTCGCCCCAGACGCGCCCGAGTTCGCGCCATTCGTCGCCGCGTCGTCATCGTGCTTCGTCGCGTCGTCGTGACTTTCGGCGTCGTTAGAGACGATTTCAGCGTCGACGGCGTCAGCGGAGTCAAGAAACGCGATGATTGCCGAATACACCCTCTCCGCGTCGTCTTTCGACAGTTCGCGAGACGGCGGGGGAATCTCTAGCGACGTGCGGTAGTCGCGAAACTTCTGTCGCTCGTCCGGCGACAGTTTGTTCAACGCGTCGCTTATTCGCTGAAGTTGTTCGTCACTCGCGAGATGCGCCACGCCGTCGACGTCGGGGGGTCCGACGCGCGTCGTCGACGTCGTCTGCGTCGTTCGACCGGCTCGACTGGATTTGCCTCGTTGCGATTCTGCTCGCGGCGGTGCATCGTTCGTCGACTGACCCATTTCCTCGGCCGTGTAAAGCCCGCTGAGTTCCTGCGGGAACGCCGCTCGTAACGCCAACGTCTCGGCGCACTTCGCGAGCATCAACGCGGGCATCTTCTTCCACATCGAACCGAGGTAGAACTTGCCGTCTTTGCTCTTGTTCCACACCGCGTACTGGTCCCACGTCGCGACAGCCCACAGCGGTTCGACGAACCCTTGACGATAGACGCCGACCTTCGCCGCGGCGGGAGGTTCGCTCGACAACCACACGTCCGTCCACTGACCGTCTTGACCACACCAATACTTCGGCGTTTGGCCCGCGTATTCGTGCGAACGTTGCGCGATGAGTCGAAACCCGTCGATGCTCGTTTGGGGCGTGCGAATCTTTCGCCCCAGGACGCTGTCATAACGTTCGATGAGATAAATCTGCTTCGCGAACGGGTTCAGTCCCGTTCTGTCGCAGACTTCGACGAACAGCGCGAGTTCGTTGTCGCTTGCGCCCTTCGCAATCGTGTCCTTGATGAGGTCGATTTGCGACGCGTCAAGTCGCGTCGACATCAGTTCATTCGACGTCGGCGTCAGGTCCATTTCCATGCTGGTCATTCGTTCGATTCCTTCCCAAGTAGTGAATTGATTTTGTTGCTAATGCGATACAACTCAAGCGACGCGGTGAACGCTGACCACGCGTCTTCGTGACTGATGATTTCGAACGGGTCTTTGACGCTGACGTTGCCGTCCTCGCCGAGGTACACCGTGCGACAGCCCATGACTTCGGGCAGGAATTCTTCGCTCAGAAGATTGCCGTCGTCGTCCCACACCGCGAGGTTGCTTCGCAGATACCCTTCGGCTTGCAACGCGACTTCGTACGGGTAGTGACCGCCCGTCTTGTAGTCGATGAGGTACAGACCCGGTTCGCAGTCGGGTCCGTCGAGCCACGCAATCGCGTCGAATCGCCCGCCGTAACCGAAATGGCGGTTAATGACGATGCACTCGACCAGTTTGAACTGAGGTTTCCAGTCTCGATGAAACTGTTCGAGCGCCTTGATGAACGGCATGTCCTCGAACAACACGTCGACAGGCATTCCTCGACTCCAGTCGTCGGCCGCTTGATGAATGCGATTGCCGCGAACTGCCTTCGCGCGCCAATCTCGGTCGAACTGACCTCGACAGAAATGCGCGAAGACTTCGTTGTCGGTCCCCTCCTGTCCGAGCGCGCGCTTCTTCATCGCCGACTCCGTCTTGCCTCGCGACGACAACAACCATTCGCGATGATTCTTGACGATGGTCTTCTTGCGACGCGCGTTCTCGATGGCCGTCGTTGCCGCGATGCCTGCCGCCGTCCATTTGAAGTGAGGCTTGTCGATGATGCCGATGATTGTCGTCACACCCGGAACGAATTCGCCACCGCTGACCACTCGATACTTGTGGTCGTTCGCGTAGTCACGGTCCGTCTTCTTGATTCGCGTCGCCGTCATACAAACGACCCGTCGTCGAAGTGATGATTCATGATGCTCCTTCCATGTTCACTGCACTTTGCAATGTGACTTTGCACACTATCAAGTGGGTGTGACGCGTCGTGACAAACAACGAGGGCGAGGCTTTCGCCTCGCCCTCGTTGCGGGTCCACTGGAAGGAACTCGCGTCAATCATAACGCGACATCAGACGACGAAAGTCACATGCGCGCGCCGACGATTTTTGAGATGTCTGCGGGAATCATGTTGTCCTCCGGTCGGCCCGTCGTGAAGTAGATGTTCTTGCTGACCGACGCGACGTGCGTCGAACAAATGAACGTCTGCCCGTAGGAGAACGCGATTTGCGAGCCAGTGATGCCGTTGAACACCAGCGCGGGGTACTGAAGATACCCGTACGACAGGCCGTGAATGCGCGCGTCGCTCGCAAGAACGATGTTGCGGAGTTCCTGCGTGACGCCGAAATTCACGACGCAATATCGGCGGTCGACGTACGTCGCGAGAGGTCGAAGTTCGTGGCCCTTGAACCCCATTTCGCTGACCATGTCGCCGAGAACGCCGTCGTTGCGAATCAAGCCGCAGTGATTGTTCCACGTGAAACCTTGAAGGTCGCGACGCCACAGATGCGACTCCAACCACTGACCGCGCTCGATGAGCCACGCGATGCCATCCCCGCGGTCGACGAGCAGAACGTCCCCAGGGGTCGGGTTCTCGCAATGTTCGCCGGGGCCGTACCAACGAATCGAAACTGGCGCGCACCAATTCTGAATCACGCGTATCGGTGAAGAATCGTCTGAAGTTCCGTCATGATGACGTTGCTCGCTTCGTTCTCGATGGTCATGCCGACCACGCGGTGAAGGTCAGCGAGCAACTTATGACGCGTGACGCCGTTGACGAATCCGACGACGTCGTTCTTGATGACGTCGATTTCGTGAACGACGTCGCCTTCGACCGTCTTCGCGACATGTTCGACGTCGTGAACGAATGACGCGACGTCGTGTTCGACCGCGCTGACGACGTTTGACGGGAACAACGTCGCGCCATCACCACTGCTGACGGGAGGCGTCAACGTAGACGGCGCAGGGACGACGTCAGCGGCGTTCACGGTGCCACCGCCCGATTGAATCGCGGCGATGAGCCCCGCACGGTCGACGTCGGGGTCGTCAGCGTCGAGAACGACCCACGCGTCCTGAATCTGAGGACGGAAGTCAACAGTGCATTCCTGAAGACCGCCCCAGGTGACGACCGTCATGCCGCCTTGACCGTCGGTTTTGACGACGAGAACGTCGTGGCCGTCTTGCGCTTTCGGGAACGCGCCCCACGGGACGCCACTCTCAAAATCTTGCGACGCCTGCTGACCGTCGATTGCGACGCCGATGATGACGCCGTGGCCCTTCGACACGAAGTAGTCAATCGAATCGACGGGAATCTCCATGAACCCTTCGTTGAACCCGTTGTCGTAGTCCCACTGCATCATTGTCGCGTTCGAGACTCCTTCGTCCGGGGTCGGAGGCGTTTCGCCTTGCGCGATGCCGTACGCGAAGTACGCGTCAGCGAGCGTCGCATACTTCGGCTGGCCGAACTTGCCAATCAACGCGACGTTGCCCGTCTTCGCGACGTCGGCGTGGTCGCGCGCGGCGAACCCGCAACATCCGAGTTTGTCGTTGTCGTCGATGCCCCAGTCGACGATTCCGTTCGTGACGTCGCTGACGAAGAACCCCGCGGTGACGCTCGTCATGAACTTCGTCGCCATCAAATCAGAGCGATGGCTCTCCTTGTGCGGTCCGACCCGACCGGCCTTGCGGTTCTGCGATTCGATTGTGGTCATTTCTGCCTTCAACTTTCTGCCCTTCGGCAAATTCGGAATTTGCGGGTGATGCTCGATGATGTGGTCCAACTTCGCGTGAATCTGGTTCAGTTCGTGTTCGACCCATTTGCGTAACGGCGGGTACAACACGGCTGAAACGATTCCGACAATAGCGGCCCACCACACGCCCGCGCCGATGTTCGTCTTGACGGGTTCCCACGCGACGGTCGAGATGACTTCGTGACGAAAAAGGTCGAGCCAGTGAACGACTAGATGCGCGTCACGATTCACCCTGCGCCCTGCCATCTTCCGCCTCCCAGACGCCGCGTTCCTCCGCTACGCGGCGAACCGTGTCGCCAAGATTCTTCGACTTGCCTCCGTTGATGGTGACCTTCCTGTCCATGCCGTTCACCGTTTCGACGACGCCGTCGACTTTGGAATCAAGACCGGAGACTTTTTTGTCGAGCGCCGCGACGACTTCGACGAGGTTCATCGCCGTCGCGTCAATCTTGCTGATGGATGCCGTGCGGCTGTCGAGTTCTTCGGTGAGCGTCGCGACTTTGCGAAGCAACTGACCCTCCGTCGCTTCGCGAAGACTGACCGAAGCGTGGACCTCGTTAAGTCTGTCGATGACGCCGGGTTCGGGGTTAGGAACAAGGTCGGTCGGTTTCGGCGTAATCATGACGTGCATCAGCGCGGCGACGTTGTTGATGAGTTCGCGACCCTTGCGCAACGCGTAGACAATCACCGCAGTCAGAAGCGTGCTGACGCCAATTCCAATCGTCTCACCGAGAGACAGATTCAAAATGTCATTCGACGACGCAATCATTACGCAACAGGGTTCGGGTTCATCGTTCGATAGAAAACGCTCGCGTACAGATGCGTCCCCTTCGCCAACTTCGCGGGCGCGTTCGTGAATCCGACGCCGTTCCACACGTACAGTTGCCACTTGTTCTTGATGGCGACGCGCGCCATCGCGGGGTTCAGCATCAACTGTCGTTCGTAGTGAGCGAGGACTGCCGCGCTCGGGGTCGGGGTCGCAAGACCCGGCCAGTTGGGTGAAACGAGTGACGAATCGCAGTGAGGCGCGATGCCGGGGTACTGCGAAGTTCCGTCAGCGTACTGAACACCCACCGCGCCGGGAAGAAGATGCGCGACGCCAGTGAAGTCGGCGACCCAAAAGAACGGTTCGGCAATCTTCGCCGACTTAAACGCCGCGATGACCGCGGGCCACGTCGACCTGTCCATGTAGACAATCGGTTGCGTTCCGCGAGCGCGTTGACGAACGACCCAATCTGGCGCTTGCGCGGGGGTCGCGTCGCCTTTTTCGACGTCGAGAACGTCAGCAAATGCTGAACCATTGACGTCGATGCTGACGTGGTGCGCGTGAGGGAACGCCTTGACGAGTGCGTTGAACGTCGGCCAGATTCCGTTAACGTACCCAGCGACCATCAAAGCCGACTTTGGGATGTCGTTGACCGTCGTTGAATCAAGCATTTCAGTCGTCACGCCGTCAAAATAGCATGTCCGTCGCCGAAATCGTCATCAAAGAGCGACAATCCCTTGCGGGCCGTTTGCGGTCGTGACCGGAGAGCTGACCGTCGCCATCGTCCCAAGCGTGAATTTCACGACGGCAGTTATCCCAAAAACGGTGACATAGCCGAACGAATTGGCTGGGTCGAGTGAAAGGTCTGCGGGATAATTTCCGACGGTGAGCGTGCCGACGATTGCAAACGTTGAAAGGTCGATTTGAGAAATGGTGGTTCCACCGTTGTTCGCAATGTAGGCGTACCCACCAGCGTTGTCAATCGCCACCCCAAATGGCGTCGAGAAACCTGTCAGCGTCGCACTGAGGGTAAACGTCGAAAGGTCGATTTTGTGAACCGTGTTCGTGTTGCCGTCGGTCACATAAGCGAATGCCCCTGAAGGGTCAATGCGGATTCTTGCATTGACGCCACCAAAAATTAAATCTCCGCCTACCTGACTGAACGTTGACAGGTCAATCTTGGCGAGATTTGTCCCTCCAAGCGCGTAGAGGTACGTTCCGCTAGGGTCAATCGTCACGCATCCGGCGCCGAAATCGAGCGTGAGAGGTGAACCCACCGTTGCGAATGTCGTCAGGTCAATTTTGACGATTTGATAAGGCGAAATGCTCGCAACATAGGCATAGTGACCAGCGGCGTCGATTGCGACGTCCGTCGGGCTGGAGACGAGAAGTGAAGCGACTTCGGCGAAAGTCGAAAGATTGACTTTCTTCAAGGTTCCGTCGCCGCAACAGACGTAGGCGAATTCTTGCGTTGGGTCGATTGCAAAATTGTTGGGCGCTCCGCTGAGGGATAGATTCGTCACGACAAGCGTCGAGAGATTGATGCGGGTGATGTCACTCGCCGCGTTGCATGCGACGTAGGCGTAAGGAATGACCGGCGCTACGTAAAGTTTCCCCATGACGACAAGATTGCTGTCAATCCAATGGCAAAGAACGGTGTCGCCAGCCGTCGGCGTGTAACTGTCAAGATATTTTATTCCTGACATGATGTTGTTCGAATTTCCGCCGACCGCGATTGATAACGTCCCGGGCTGACTCGAACCTGTCCACGATTGGACGATGCCCCACGTCGGCTCGAATTTTGGTTTTTGAACGGTCGGCGTTTGTGACGCGTGGACAATCGAATCAGAAAGTTGTCTAATGATTTCGTGCGATGACATCAGTATTCCCCGACGTATGCGACAGGGCGCGCCGTGATTGACGACGCGTTGCGAGGTGAAAGGTCAATGGTGACCGCGTCAACGACGTAGTCGATAAGAATGCCCGTGTCCCATTGAATGCCCGCGGGCGCACGAAGAACCGAAACGACGTCGTTCACTGCGTGCGCGGGTTGGTCGCGAATCGAAATTACCGTCGATTCAATGGAACGCTTCTGAAGATTGCCGTCGATGTTCGCAATCTTCTGAAGATTCGCGGCGGTGGTGACGAGCGCAGTCATCTTCGACGCAATCGTGGTCGGGTACTTCGACCCGGCGTCGATTGACGGCAAAGAAAGTTGCGGGGTCGAAAATCCCCCACCACCGGGCGCAGGCGCGTAATACGTCGGCGAACCGGGGTCGCTGTCCCACCAGTAGACGGTGATTGGCGATGGGATGCCCGCACCTTGCGACGTCCACGCAAGAACATTCGGAATGCTGTTGTTCGACAACTTGCGTTTGAACGCGACTGCCGCGCTGTTCGTTCCTTCGACGTAACTCGTCACGGGGGGATTCACCGTCGGCGCTGTCGGGTAGTCGGGGATTTCGACGTACCACAATGCACCGTCTTCGTCGAAAAACAGTTCGCGGCCATCGGCCGTCGCAATCTTCTGGCATTCCTGCCAAGGGTCGGCGCCGATGTTGAACGTCACTGTCGGAATAATCAGACTGCTCGGGTAGTAGTTGTAGTCGAACGGCAGATAAAGCGTCCCCGCGCAGAATTGAAGAATGACGCCGATTGCTTGGTCAGCCGTCAGGCCCAACGTGCCGTCGATACCGAACGGCGTCACGAACGAACGCCGACTGACCCAGTCGCCGCGGTCGCTCCCGTTGATTGTGATTGTGACGCCTTTGCCCGCGTCGTCGACGATGACATCGTTGATGAGAAACACACCAAGTTTCGCGTAGATGACACCACTCGACGTCGTGACGCCTTTGAAGATTCGAATTTCTTGACCGAACGGCGCGGCGCCGAGCGTGTTGTTTTCGAGTGCCTTGACCAGACCACCAGCGTCAGCAACGGTCATGACGACGCTTTGACACGAACGCCGCACGGAATTGTTTCTGTCGTGTAGAACCTGACCGCTGATGACTTTGCCTGTCGCCAGAAGCGTGTTGTCGAACGCGCCGCCGAGAATCTTGAGGCCCGTTCCGCTTGACGTCGCAGGGTTGTTCAGCGTAACCGTGTTGCTTCCCACGTTGATGCTGACGATGTTGAACGTCCCCGTTAACGCCGTTGACGTGACGAATTTGCCGACCATTCCTGAATTGACGAAGACGTCAACCAATTCAACTTCGTACAGACCCGACGACACGATTGCCGCGGGGTCGGTCGTGTTGCCACCCGGCCCAAGACCCGACCAAATCTCGGCGTAACAGTCAATTTCGAGAACGACGTTGTCGAACGTCGGAAGATAAGTCGGGTCGCCGCTCAATGTCCCCGGCCCATACGGTGCGGGGTACAACTGCCCGAGTCGATAGGCGTTCGTCGTCGCGCCCATTCACGCGACCTGAAAATATTTCGCGGACCACACGGTGACCCATTGCCAGAGCAGTTGAGAGAATTTCGTCGTGCCAGTCATGTCGGTCGCGGGGTCCCACATTATGTCGAACGACAACGTCCCGGCGGGTGTCGGAATCTTTAGCGTTTGAACGTTGTTCGTCTTGCGCATCGCGACGATTACGTTGTCCATCGCATACGACGTGGACACGATTGTCAGTTCGCCGTCAGTGCCTTTTACGCCGTCAGTCAATTTCGTCGGGTACTGATTGCCCAGAGGGTAAAAGATTCCGGCTTCTTCATGAATTCTCGGCTTCCAGTCGGACTCCATGACGAAGTCGATGGTCGTCAAAAGCACGGTGTCGGTCAGCGTTGCGTAGGGCGGTCCCGGTGTCGGTATTCCGTAGATAGAAGAATCAACCATGACCAACCCTTTGCGTCGAAATGCCCCGACGAAGTTCGTTTGCGAGTTGTTGCATCGCGGTGTCGATGTGGGTTTTCACCGACTTCGCATCGTGACCATCGCCGATGGTGACGACGACGGCGCCGGGACTGACGTGAACGCCGACTTCGTGCGCGTTCGCGCCCTTGCCCTGCTTGCGCTGATAAAACTGATTGTCAAGAACATTCAATTGACCGCGACGCGCTTCTTGCCCCGCCTTGCCGAGATTCAAGTCGAGTTCCTTCAGCAACGCCTCGTCGAGCGCGTCGAATGACTTCGCGATTGCGTTCTTCGAGCCTGAACCTTTTGCTTTCGCCGCCGCTTTCGCCGCGGCCGCGGCGACCTTCGTCAAGTGTGCCTGACCCGCTTCGGCGATTTTCACCGCGTCTTGCACCGGCAACCCGAGGTCTTCCAACGCTTTGACCGCAGTCTTCAGCGGCAACGTCGAATCATGCAACAACGCGGTCGCCTTCGCGACGGGAACGCCCAAGACCGACAGATACTGCGCGGCCTGATTCGCGGGCATCGTGATTGCCTTGATGACTTCCGAAGAAAGAAGATTCTCATCCTTCAGTTGCGCCGCCGCCGCGTGTTTTGCGGCAGTCTGCGCGGCGTGAGCCGCTTTCGCGGCGGCAGAAGATGCTTTCTTCTGATGAGATGACGAGGCCGCGACGGGCGCCACGTAAGCGTCGGGCGCGTGCGCCGTCGACGTTGATGCGGCGAGCGCGGCATCGTGCGCCTTCACTTCGGCAGTGTGTTTCTTGATGAGGAAGTCGAACATCGAACCAGTCGCAAGACCGCTCGTCACTTGTGACGAATTCGCGTTCAATCCCGCTTCCTGAAGAACTTTCAACGACCCCGAACCGAGTTTCGCTGTCGGCTTCACCGTCGCCATATTTCGAAGACTGTCGAGCAACTTCGTCGTGATTGCGTACGCCGCGACGCCCGCCGCCGCGACTGCCCCGATGGGGCCGAGCATCTCAGTGAATGACGCGCCCGCCGCCGCGTTCGCGCCCTCGATTTCGGTATCTGTCGTGAGTACCGTCGCACCGAAACCTTCGAACTGAAGTTGCGTTTCTCCCAGCGATGCGTCAATCTTCGCGTTCTCTGCAACGACGGTGTTTCCGAACTCAGTCATCGCGATTGTCTTTTCGCTCATCGCCGCGATTGTCGTGCCCGCGTCGCGCATTGCCGCGAACCCGCTCGCGACGAAACCAGCGACTGCCTTGCCAGCCGCGATTGTCGCTTGAGCGCCCATGTTGATGAGAGCCGGAGCGACGAGCGCAGTCAGAACGCCCGCGATGGCGATTGCGGGGGCTGAACCTTGTTCGAACCAATGCACGAGGTCGATGACCTTCGTAATCAAATCGAGCGAGGCATGCGCAACATCAGTGATTGCGGGCACGAGCAAGGTTCCGAGTTGCGTGCCGACGTCGATGACGTCAGTCTTCAGAATCTTCAGTTGACCACTGAGAGTGGCGTCTTGCTTCGCCGCCGCCGCTGATACTGCGTTGTGCGCCGTGACTGCCGCGCGCGCCTTGTCGTACGCCGCCGCGCCAGCGTTGATGACCTGCGTCATTCCCTTCGCCGCGGCGGTTCCAAAAATTGCTTCTGACGTCGCCAACTGCTGAGCCTTGGTCATCGTCGCGTACTTCGGAGCCAGGCCCGCGATGATGTCGCTCATCGGGGTCAACTGGCCCTTTGCGTTCGTCGCAGACAGACCGTACGCGGCGAGCGTCGATTCAGCGAGTTTCGTCGTCGCTGTCTGTTTGCCGAGCGTATTCGCCAGCGCAGTCGCGGCCCCGTTCAGCACCATCATCGACGCGCGACCGGTGATGCCATTATTAGTCAGGTCGACCATCAGCGCGCCGAGGTCAGCCATCGGCGGTGCAGTCGCGCCGAGTTTGGCCTTGAGCATGTCGAGTTGCTGACCAACGGTTGCGAGTTGCTGACCCGTCGACTTCGAGATGTTGAACAGAACGTTCGCCGCGTCGGATGCACCCTTCGCAGGAATCTTGAACGCTTGCATTGTCGACGCCAGGACAGAGGTCGTTGTGTTCAAGTCATTGCCGCTGGCAGTTGCGAGGTCGTTCGCTGACGTCATGAAATCGAGCGCTTGCTTTGAATTCAGCGCTTGACCCTCAGTCGATTTGAGTTGACCGGCGACCTGTGCATACGCATTCGCCATCTCCGTCGCAGAGAACTCAGTCGTTCCCGCCGTCGTCAAGAACGCGTTGCCAATGTCGCTCGCGGCCTTTGTGCTGACGCCGGACATCGCCGCGATGCGCGCTGTCGCGCTTTGCATCTTCGCGCCAAGGTCGACTGCTCCTGCCGCGACAGCCGCAAACGCGACCGTCGCAACCGCGGGGCCGCTCAGCAATGATTCAGGAACGCCGAGCCCCTGAAGCGACGTCTTCGCTTTCCCCGTGAAGTCGTTGACGATTCCTTCCATACGCCCCGTCGACGACTTCAGCGCGGATTCAGTCTCCTTGCCGATGTCTTTCGTCGCGGTGGAGAGGCCGCCACTGAGGGCTTTGCCCGCGTCGTTGCCCGCCTGTTCTGCCTTCGTCGAAAGATTCTCTAACGCCCCGCCTTTTTCGAGCGACGCGACTTCACCCTCGAACGCGCCCGTATTGGCGCGAATGACAATTTCGGCTTCACCAACAGTCGTCGCCATTACGAATCCCAGAACGAATCTTCTTGCGACGCAATCGCGTCAGGCGTCATTCCCCACGATTCGCGGAGAACTTCTTCCTTGTCACGCTTCGTCAGCGGTTCTTCGATGAGTCCGTTCAACGTCGAACGCGCTTCGTAGCGCGAACCGAACCCTCCCGTGAGGTCGTCGACGAGAAACGAATGAACCACGTCGAGCCAGTCACTTACCGAAAGGTCTTCGCGCCGGATGCCCGCCCTGACGCACCTGCCTGAGAAGTCTTCTTCGTAGAGCCACGACCAGCGCGTGAGCCAGACCGTGGCGAGGTAGGGCGGTTCGCGTACGCCTCGGCGAGCGCAACGTAAAGGTCGACAATCGTCTGATTCGCGACCTTGATGTCGGGACGGTGCATCAAGTCTTCCCACGCGATGCGACTGTCGGGGTGAACACAGTTGTCGACGAACATCAAGCACGCGCGACCGTTGATGTTGCCGTCTTCGTCGACAGCGCGCACGATGTCGAGCGCGGCGCCCGCGGGTTGGTCGCCGACGAACGAAATCAGAGTTTCGACCTCGTTCTTGTTCTTGTCGTAACCGACAATCGGGACTTCAATCGGTTCGACGTCAAGAACCGTCGGGTCGGAGACTCGTCCTACGGGGTGCAATCTCATGTGTCAATTCCTTTCGCGAGGGTCGAAATCAGGCTACCAATCACGGAGCGAACAATTTCAGATTGTCGCTCAGAAACTTGTTACCCGCGTATCCGGGGTGATTGACGACTTTCGCGAAGACCGTTGTGCCGTTCACTTCGAACGCGAGCCAGCCTTTCGGGTCCTTCGGGCGGATTTCGTGCGGCTTCGTGCCTTCGTGAACGTACGCGGCGTAGTCGACGCCGGTCGATGGGTCTTTCGCCGACGCGATGATTCGAATGCTCAGACCGCCGACGTCGCTTTCGACCGGCCGCTTGAGAATCCCTCGTGACAGACGGCCCGTTTTCTTGTTGCATTGCATGACTGCCGCCTGTTTGACTATCTCCGCGCGCGTGACCATCCAGCGCCCGAGGACGCCGTTCGGCCCGTGCATGATTTCTTCCATGCGCGCGCCATCGAAGATGATTCGAACGTTCGCCATCAGACGTAGACCTCGCCGGGATACGACGACGCCGGGTAGGGCTGACCGTCAATCGACACCGCGATTTCGAGACGAACCGCCGCCAGCCCGCCAAGCGGTCCGATAGGGAGGCATTGCCCGATGGCGTAGTCGACGCCGAGCGCAACAGGGATTCCCTTCGACTTCAGAAGAATCGCGGACTGAACCATCGCGCCCGCGTCGTTGAGCGCGCTGACGCCTTCGTTGTCCATCGCGTATTCGTCCGGCAGGCCCAGAACGCCGCCGCCGTACCCCGACGTCGAAACGGTGCGAATCAGTTCGATTGCAAACGTCGCGACGCTGATGGCTTC